AGCGACATTAAGAAAAATATTTTTTGGTCTGATGGTGGTATCACCTAGTATATGTTGTACTGAGCAGAGTACAAAAATTTTAGTAAATAATGAGACTGTCTCGCCCAATCTTTGCCATTTGGTTTTGTTGGTTGTAGTCAGCGAAAAATTATGATCTATTGTAAAATTAATCAGGAGGATATTAATAATAATAACTACTGGAATAAATTAGTAAATAGTCTACGGGCGAAATTATCTCAACAAAAAGATTTAACTAATAAAATTATAGTTATTAGGCTGCAAGAAATAAACAGAGACGACGATGCTATGATTCCTAAGTTGGAATTCAAAAATTCATAAGTTGTAATTATCTTTAATATCTCATATTATATATTATAATGATGGGATTTGTCTGACCCGATCCTGTCTGTTTGTTCAGGATGTTCACAGTCAGTCAAAAAGATACTTCTTATGCCACCTCTCATAACTTTAGATAATAAATTATTAGTCAAAGATAATAAATTAGCCAACAGTTTAGATTGTTGTTGTGGTTGTGATGGACCAGTAAGATTATATCAGTGTGGGGGATTATATTATTTAGGAAGTAGTCAGGGTAGATTAGGCACCTATGTTTCAATGGAACTAGTGGCCTATGATTGTAATGATAAAAGAGTTTTTTCTTGGAAAAAATGTAATAATGATGTTCCTGGGGGTGGGATTGAAGCGGGTTCAACACGTTATCAGAATTACCCAGCAGGACCAGGATGTGGATTTATTCTCAAAGGAACTTTTAGTCAAAAAGAAAATTCTCCACCTATTACTGTTTATTATGGTGGTCAATATGGACAAGGTAATACAACAGGAGCAAATGGTCCCTTTCCAGGAAATATTGGTTGGCATATGATCAGAACAGTTACATGGGCTGATCTTAACTTTAATGGAGTAGATTTTTGTAGTGTTAATAATCCTCCCATCTGTCCCAACACTGGTTTACCTTTCGTTAGTTTTAAAACCGACTGTGTAGTGGATTGGTGTTCTGAAGCACTAAAACCCCCAAAACCATAATTATGTTATTAGTAATTTTATTGGGTCAATATGCCAACAAAATAAATAAGCCACTTTTCCCACCATTAGTAACTGATCCCACAAGTCGATCAATAATAATTATAGCAGGATTAATAATCTCACTCATAGTTTTATACAAAATCTTAAGAAAATTCAATGAACCATGATGATTCTTTGTTGTTGTGTTTGGCCCTTTATGCTATCATTTTCGCTTTTGTGGAATATGATTTATATAACTATTAACTTTCCCCTGCATAATTAAGAGAAATAGAAATGAACGAATTTCATAAGCCTTTTATCAAAAGTCTAGTAACAATTGCTGCTGTGGCACTAGTTTCATGGTATTTTAGTGGCTATTTTGTTCAAAAATTCTATTTTCACTACTATAAAACCCCCTCTTTTACATCTTCTGAATTTCCAAAATCACATAATATAACCTCTGAAGCAGCATATAACGAATAATTCACGGTAATATCAAGATATTTTTACTTATTGAATATACCGGTGGTAAAAAGTGGGGAAAATTAGCCATAAAGTCTGAATCTTTACCCCTCCCCTTGACGATACTCTTTCTTGTGGTATACTGGATCATGGTAGTAGGAGGAAGAAGTTTAATAATATGCGGGGAAAATGAGATTTTATGTATAAGAATGTGTTGCTAACTGATAGAGAAATTGCTCTACTCAAAAGGGTTGTTGGTGATTATCTTCATAAAAAATTAACTCCAGAACGTCAAAATTTGACCATTATTCTGAATCGTCTCAGGGGTATTAAACCCACCAAAACTTATAATCAAACTATCAATTAGTGGAAATGAACCCACAAATCAAAAGAAATCAAATCTAATGAATATTAATCTAAATAAGCATGAAGTTGGCCTAATTCTTGACTCTCTTGAAAGTTATCAACTTAATATTGAGCATGGGAATGAGAATGGCCATGAATATGTTTGGACTGAAGATGAAGTGGGGAATTTGGTCGATTATTTGAATGATACTCTGGAGAAAACAAATGAACAGAATAAAAATGATTAAATGGAAACGTATTTGTGAATCCCGTTGTGCGATAGATTCTTGTTATGATTGGATTAACAACAATCTAACGGACAATAAACTTATTAAGGTTATTTCGGGCTTAGGTTGTAAAGAAGATGCAGAAGAAATAAGAAAGCACACCATCAGATACAATCATCAAAAACTAAAAGAACTGATGCGTCGTGGATTGAAAAGAAATTATTGTTAAAAACTATCATTTATGCACGTTAGCATTTATAATGACCGAAATTATACTTGTGTGGGATATACTTGTAGTAGGGAAGAACTTAGGGGTTTAGCCGATTTTATCAATAACTGTCTAGAGAAAAATAATGAGTAATGATAAAACTATCAAAATCAGTAAAAATGCGATGGAAGAAGATATTACAATTATTCTGCCCGATAAAAGTGAAATCATTATACAATATCGTTGTTATGATGATGATGAAAACGAGGCAACTCTAGATATTTGTTTTGAAAATCATATGAATATCGTTAATTGGGAGGATGACGATATGACTCCAGCAAAAGCATCTAAAGATATTCCAGAATTAATGCAAAATGTTAAACAATTAAGTATAACAAAATCTCAGAATAGTTTATGGGAGAAAAATAATGAATAAATTAGTATTGTATTTTGATCCTATTGATATTGCTAATCTTGGGTTCAATTTTACACCATTTCCAGAATGTTTAATCTTTAACAATTGGGCTGATGCTGCTGATTGGTTTAAGCGTCATGATTTTATTTATAAAGAAGATTTTAAGTTGACAATTTTTACTATTGAAAGATTTGGAAAAACTCTTAATGGTAAATATATGTGGGGAAAGGCTTTTATATGAAAGTTTATGCTATAGTTTGTGAATATGGTGCTGCTAGTATTTATGAAGGAATTGAAATGATTTGTAAAACCAAAGAGATTGCAGAGTCTTACTATAATAATTACGATTTTACTGGGCGACCATACTATATTGAAGAAATGGAAATTGTTAATAAAATGTGGGAAAAGCCTAAGCCTAAGAAGAAAAAGGTTAAGAAATGATAACTATTCCACGCTGGGAATATTATCTACTTTATTTTATTGCGATTATGCAATGTCTATTATTTATAGATAGAATATTTGGAACATAAAATGTGGCATTATAATTTAATTCAAGAAATCATAATGAACAATAAGTGGATAGAGGAAAATGGAGATAATTGGGCGGCTGGGCGAGTAGAGTGTGGTTATTCTGAAAGAGAATATTGGCTAACAAAAACAGAATATTGGCTAATAATAGATAAAAAAGATTGGAATAAGTTTGATGATTATCTTATAGGCTTAAATACAGACTCTTTACAAAGTTTAGATCAACTGATACAATCCAGTAGGTTGCCAATAATTCAATTTGGAATAAAAGGAGAAAAGAAATGAACAAAAACGAAATCACCATCCAGAGTGACTCGTTTGATCTGTGCGACTGATGAGCAAAAGACTTTGGAGCATAAATAATGATACTAGACGTTAATATCTCTGACCATTATAATTATGAACTATTTGATGCAAATGGTAACAGATTAGATTATGTTGTTAGGGCGGATACGGAAACTGGTCAAATAGAAAGATATGTATTAGATGAGTCTGGTAAACCACCTCGCACTATAGAGGAAAAACTTCTAACAGAAATAGTATTTGTTCCTTATCCTTTAAAGACTATTAAACGTGATAACTATTTGGAGAATAACTAATGAAGTGGAATTTCCAAATTGTCAAGGCCCAACATTATCGTGAGATAGGTAATATTCCCGGTGTTGAACACGTCAGAAATAATTATAGAAAGAATGGGTGGAGATAATGAATAAATATGAAGAAGTCTTGAAAAGACTAAATAACTCAGTATACCTTACCGATATAATCAACTCTATGAGTCTTGCTCGTAAGTGGTATGATAGTGGCGAAATTAGTTATGATGATTTTGCTAATCTACAAAATATTGGCGAAACAATGAAAAATAAGTGGCCTAACTAATGGACGATTTTTTTGTAACAGTTGGGTGTTTTATAGTAGAATGAATGTGATTGTAAATAGTGGGCTAGACATAGCAAATAAAATTAAAGAGGCCGCTGGTATTGATGTTGATTTATCAGAGTGGAAACTTAGGTATGGAGAAAAGAAATGAACAAAAACGAAATCACTGATGATAAAAAGGCTTCTTTGGAGTATAAATGTTAGATCAATGACTAATAAAATGTTTACTTATTCAAGTGATAATATCATAGAGATACAATCTTTGCCTGTTTTAAATCAACAAATCAAAACAGATGTAGAAAATCTCAAAAAACTTATAGAAGAAGGCGAAAAGGCTAAAAGAAAATTAGAAGTTTTGCAAAATGCCTGTAAGCATGAATATTTTTATGACGAATCAGGATATCCCTATTATTATAGATATTGTTTAAGTTGTGGCAAATTTATGTATGCTATATAAACACTCAAACTACTAAATAAAATTGAAAATGTTTTTAATTGGATTACTTACTGGCTGTTATATAACCGTGAGTTTATTTACTTTTTTATATGTAACATCTAACTGTATACTGGCAGGACGAGGCACTGATTTGTTGTGGCGACCTTTTATTTATGGTCTATTATGGCCCATATTTCTGTTATTATTTTTTTTATTAAAAGGAAAGAAATGAAAGTTTATATTGTTATTGGTACAAGAGAAAATGTTTATCAGGATGAAATTGGTGGGCCTTTTGTATCTCATCCAGATAAAGAAATTGTAAGAGTATTTTTAAATGATGATAATGCAAGAAAGTTTGTGGCCGATAATAAATTATCTAAAGGTAAAAGAGAACGCTATGGTGATACTTCATACTATCGTAATGGATATTATGATCTTGAAGTTGAAGGTTGGGAAGTAGAATAACTATGGATTCAAAACCAGCACAATATTATCTTGATAAAGATAAACTGATTGATATTCAGATTGAAAATTGGAGTAATGGCAACATAGTTGTTAGTATTTATAATGATCGAAATGATAATTGTGTGACCTATATTTGTAATAAAAAAGAACTAAAAGGTTTGGCCGATTTTATTAACAACTATTTGGAGAAAAATATGGAGAAGTAAAATGAATGAACTATACGATTATCTGATCTTATTAACCAAAACAGAAAATTGTCCTATTCAATCTGTTCATTACATTTTTCAATTTGGACCATTTGGCGAAAACTTTATGCTAATTACTATGAAAAGTGGCGAAGAAATTAAGTGTGATTTTTATGAATAAAGAAGATATTGACGATATTAAAACTGTATTAAATGAACAACTTGCTCTTATTCAAAGGCTTGGTAAGATGCCTATGTCTAGTTTGGTTAATCAGACTATTTATAATGAGATTCTAGACTGTAACAAGGTAATGATGGAGATAGTTTGTGGCCCGATTGGCGGAATTGAGAAATTAGTGGAAAGAACAAACGAAATGAAATTTACATACGTTGATGGAAATAGAATAAAGCCAATACCTTACGATTTTGATGAATAATAATTCCAACGAAGAGACAAACTAACTAGAGAATATCCAGAATTGTACGATCAATGAGTCATCAAAACTAGTGGATATTAAAAAAGGAACCACACCAATGTTAGCACCTATTGCAAAAGTGAATAAGATTTTTTCTTTGAATTACAAAGACCAAGTTTTTGATGTAATGTACAGAACGGGAAAACTTATAGATGGTGGTGAACGTAAATTTACAAAGATAACCCTAAACAGAATGCCTTTTCCGTCTATTTATAAAGATGGTCATCTTGATGAAAAAGAAATAACACTAGTTTGTGAGGAGTTTAAATGAATCTTTTAAGTGAAACAATTGATGTTCTTAATAATAGTGGTAAAACCCGATCTGACGTTAGATGGATCGGTTCTACTCATTATGGTTATTTTGATTGGGAGCATTTTGTTAAAATTGCTAATGTTGAATATGATGATGATGGTTATGGAGCAGCAAAAGTTGCTAGTCATTTGGTTATTGTTGGAGATGATTGGTGGCTTGAAAGACAAGAATATGATGGTAGTGAATGGTGGAGTTATAAAAGTTTACCAACGAAACCACTAAATAAAATAGAACCAAATCGAGTTACTTATGGATATGATAGAACTCTTAGAGAGATGAACGAAAAACGAGAATGAAAGAACACCAAAAATATACTGGTCAACATTTTATATTTCATCTGATGAAAGACGATAATCTGACCACAATATCTCTTAGTAGTAATTATGTTAATGCTCCTGCGGATAAATTTGAACTAAAGGAGTTGGCAGATTTTATCTATGCCTCATTAGAAAATGACCAGAATCAGAGTAATTGAACTAGAGTATGATCTAATAGAAATTCATTATAATCCTATTCTAAAAAACAATCCTTATTTAGTGAGAATTTTTAGTTATAATAGTGACGAGCCGCAGGAAATTAGGATAGGCCAAAAACAATTCGGTGATCTATACAAGTTTCTCAAGGAGAATAAATACATATGAATCTTATTCAGTGTTTTAGTAGTGTTGTTGGTCATAAAGAGGCTCAAGAACTTATAACCGATCTTAATCAAATGAAGTCGTCAAAGTCTGAAGATTTTTACATTAAATATGATGAATATCAAGATTATTCTACTGACGACAATTATTTAGTGATAGGGAATGTTACAAAAGAAGATTGGGATGAACTTGATTTGGAGAGTGATTTTATTGAAGGATTTGTTTAATGATTGATTTTATTCTAAATGAGTCAAAATAGGTCAGACTAACCCTTTTACGGAGATTTTATGAAGAAATTGATTTTTTTGCTGTGTTTGATTTTTATCGGTTGTGATTCGCCCACTACATCTAACTCTCAGATTGATAAGATTCTGAGGGCTAAGAGTATTGTTAAAAGCATGGTTAAACATCCTGATACTTTGGTTTTTAAGGAATTTGAAACCAATGTTGTGGGAGATAATGTTAGTCTTACTTTTTCTTGTAAGAATGGTTTTGGTGTTCCAGAAACCCATACTGTGAATGTGTTGGTGGATTGATTTTTTGTGAACTGAGGTATTGACAACTGCCGATAGAGTGATATACTACCGTTATGAGTTCTAAGCCTTGGAGATTGGAGACAAACATGAACGATGTTAATATTCCAGAAAATACTCTGATTAGTTACTACCGTGACAAGCATGGTAATCCCCGTGGAGTTTTGGTGGCTGTTAAAAAGGGTCGTCATGGGAATTTTAATGTGGGATATGCTCAGTGCCGTAAGGGCGATAAGTTTAGCAAAAAGATGGGGCTAAAGATTGCTCTTGGGCGATCTTATTATGAGCATATGGATGCTTTGGATAATATGCCTCATAACTTGCGTAAGATGCTTCCATCCTTTATTAAGAGATGTGAACGATATTATAAGGTGTTTGTATGAAAACTATAGACTATCCTTCTGCTGCTATGGAGTGTGCCAGATATATTTTTGATAGTGATTGTGAGCAGATTAGTTATCAAGAATATGTAAGAGATGGAAATGATCCAAGAGAACATATTCTATACTGTGCTGCTGTGGTTCTTGGCGAAACTGATGATTTTCAACCCGATATTGACGATTACCTTCATATGGAGAATGATTGATGACTAAGGTTTATGATGTTAAGCAATATAATGGTAAGTTTGTTGTGACCAAGAACGACGAACCCATTTTGCTGCCTAAAACCGATGGACAGTTTATTGTCACAGAGTTTGATAGTAAAGAAGATGCTGAGAAGTATTTAACTATTCTTGAAAGTCTTTTAAAGAAGCGAAAGGTTAGTCATGCCTAAATTTTTAGTTACTATGAATCTTGTTGAAGCAAAGACCACAACCTTTGTTATTGAAGCAAAGTCTAGTGATGATGTACATGATGCTTTGGGCGAACTAGAGGCTGATTATTTTGAGGAAAACTGTGAGTGGGTAACGGTAGATTATGAATCTCCCATTATTGAAAGTGTGGAAGTGACCAACAAGGGTCTTGGAGTTTGTGACGCTAAAGAGAATAAAAAGATTCAGACCAAATTTAATAAGATTATCAAAGAACTAGATAAAACACAACAATGATTCGCTCAAGATTACATCGCTGGACTTGTGGCAAAGTTGCTGACTTTATTCGTGGAGAAGAAAAGCCATTTCCTTTAGAGGGGGACGAATGGGATGATTGGCATAAGAATGCTAGGAAAAATCGTCCATTTAGATACTGGCTTGCAGAAAAGGGTTTAAAGAAACTGCAAAATATTTGCTACTTTCCATATGATGTTTATCGTACAGTCTGGATTTATGTTCGTAACAGATGGATAGATCAAACTCATAAGATAGATACTGGATTAAAACCCGGTGGCTATTATGAATTTGATACTAAACTATTGCATGGTCTTTTTAATGAATTGTGTGACTATGTTGAAGTAGAATTGGCCCACCTTAATTCTTATGACAATACAGCACAATATGTCTTTAAAAAGGGTCGCTGTCCACAAGCAGGACTAGACCATTTAGATTGGGCAGCAGAATTAACTATGGGCGAAAGTTTTAAGTTGGATAATGATGATCCCGACTATAATAAGCCCACACCCCAAGCAGAATCGGCCGAAATTATTATAACATTATATTTGTGGTGGAAAAATATTCGACCACTACGATTTGACCCTCACCTATTATATGACGCTGTAGATGATAATCAGATTTTTGGCCCAAATATTTTGCCAGCATCCACTAAGGAAATCTTTGACAAAGTTGAGGAAATGGAGCAGCAATATAAGGAAGAAGATACGGATATGTTAATCTCTCTGGTTAAAGTTAGAGGCAGCGTATGGAGTTAACTATGAAGGACAATTACTCATCTGCATCAGAAGCAGCATCAGAAGGATACTCTGAACTAATTTATCACAATAAAAATAAAAACCTTAACCAATCACCCCCTAAAAAACTAAAGTGGTATGATTGGCTTTTACTATTAGTCTTTAGGAGATAACCAATGTCTAAACAAATTTTTAATAGTTACGACGAAGCCCACAAGTATAGAATGAGTCACCCCATCCAGCAAGATTTGGATAACATAAAGAGTATTGCTACGGCAATTAAAGATATGACTATTATGTTTGATCTTAGTTATAGCCAATCAGCAGTAAAGGAATTACTTGCTGATATTGATATGGGCATGAGAGCAATATTAGAGATTATTAATGGGTCTAGCGGAAAGAATAAATAATATGACAACGCAAAATATTCCAAATTGGAAAAAAGGAGACATAGTTGCTCTGCTACAGAATAGCGATAGAGTTATCCATATTTTTGAAGCAGAACATGATCCTTGGTATGGAAAATCCTTTTTTAGTTCAAAGGAAGATTGGTATTATGGTTGCAGAAACTGCGAAGAATTAAGATTAGCCACTATGGAAGATATAGACCACAAAATAAAATACCAAAAAGAAAATGTAGAACGAGAAAAAGCAGTCTTAGATCAGTTACTTAATTTTAGGGGGCGTTTGTCACAATGAAAATACAAAATAAAACAGAGATAGACCTATCCGTAGAAGATGTGAAAGTCGCTATTGCCAAGTATCTTCAAGAGTCGCAAAATCTATCACTAAATAGTGAACTAATTATGCACTTTCATGTAATTAATAAACCAACTCAACACCCAATGTATATTTCTGATACATTAGATAAGTTTGTTTTTGATGGTGCTACTGTTATAGCGTCAAAATGAATAAGATTTTTGACAATTATGACGAAGCCCACAAGTATAGTTTAACAATACCTTGGAAACTAGAAACTTGTAATGTTGGAGAAGGTTGTTGGTGCAGAATTATTCTGCCGACAGAAAAGATACTTTATAAAAATAAGGTGGGAGATACTGAAAGAGTTGATGAACTTGATTATATTATTCCAGATGGAAGCGTAGATAAAGAAACGGCTGAATATATGGTTACTATACATAATCAGTTAATAAACATTTATAAGAATCAAAAGAAAAGATTAGAGACACTACAAAAATTGAATGATTTAGATCAAGAACTAGGAATAAAATAATGAGTTGGCAATATAGAGTAGTTAAAAAAACAACCAAGATTCCTCTTGGAGAAACTGATATTACTTATGAAATTCATGATGTATATCTTGATGAAAGTCTAGATATTGTGAGTATTGGTAGACTATCATTTCCTATGGGTGATGATGTTGAGTCATTACAATGGAGCCTAGAAAGAATGATTGAGGCTTGTAAAAAGCCCGTCATCGACTATAATACTGGAGAAGAACAAGATCGGAATTAACCGACGCCACTGGGTTGATCGCCAGAGGGCAACGTCCTGTGCCTCTAGTTCCCGTATGATCCTGCTATATGCTGGTTCGCTAGGGTTCTAACGCACGATAATGGGGGCGTTTTCAATACAAAGGAAAAAATATGGAAAATTTTGATTGGGATGCTTTTGTAGAGGAAAGTAAAAAATATAAAGCGTGTGCTTGTCTATGGATAGACGAAGAAAATGATAGAATAGAACTATTGTTGGATAGTTCTGCTGCTACTTATAGTCAATGGATACCGGGAGAAGGAGCAGATATTTGTTTGCTAAGATGCGATAAAAGTAGAAAAGTTATTGGAGTTAATCTTCCATTATATCAAACCGACTTTAGCGTATTTCATACTGATCGTATAAGAGTTAAAATAAACGAAGGTTTCTTAAAAGAAGAATAATTATGATAGTTAACATACCAAAAGAATTAGAGAACCTAAACAGAAATGATATCGACAAAGTTTGTGAACTAGTAGATAAACTGGTCGATCATATTATGACAACTTATTATTTTACAGAAAAAGATGAGGAGGTTCTAGCCGCCCTAATTACAGACTATATGATAGATTTGATTAATCCAGACTTACTAGATTTTGACAAGGAAAAAATAAAATGAAAAAAGAAGTTGCTAAAAAGTGGGTTAAGGCTTTGCGTAGCGGAAAATATAAGCAAGGTAAAGGTTATCTAAAACAATTTAATAGTAAGAATCAACCAAGACATTGTTGTTTGGGTGTTCTTTGTGAGTTGTATAATGATACTATGAAGAAAAATCATAAAAAAACATTGTTTGCTGAAGAAATGGAAGATAATGTATCAGGTACAAGTTTTGTTAGATTCGATCTAAAAGATGGGGGTCTACCAAAAGTGGTGAAAAAATGGGCTGGTATTAATGATGAGACAGGAGAATTTATTTGTAAGGTAAAGTATAAAAATTATGAATATGACGATAGTCAAAATCTGTCAGTCATGAATGATGATGGTAAAAAGTTTTCAACTATCGCTGATATTATAGAAAAAAATATAGAGAATCTATGAAAGGTCCGTTAATTTACTACGAACTTAAAGATATGTACGGGACCAATTTGAGTGATTCTAAACTAGCCACTGAATTGCGTAAGAGCGTTCTAGAAGAAATTGATCTTGGATTTAATGTTGAGATTGATTTTGATGGGGTAGATAGCATTAGTAAAAATTGGGCTAAAAACGCTTTTGGAACTATTGTGAAACAGAAGGGTGGCGATTTTTTCAAGAATCATATCTTACTAACTAATCTTAATAAGAAGAATATGACGGTCATTCTGAAAGAAATTAAGGAGATACTGGAAGTTTAATGATAACAGGACAAACGCTCATAGATTTGGGATATAAACCATCGAAATGGTTTAAAAATGTTATTGATTATGCTAATGCTAATCAACTAGACAACAATGGTATCGTATCATATATTGAGTCTATTGTGCCTAAAACTATAGAACCCTATAATAATCCCATATCTTTTCATAAAAATATAGTTGCTAATAATAAGCAGGAACAGTCTAATATAGATAGTGTTTGTGCTGCAATGAATAGTATATTAAGAATTCCTACTGCTGTTAATGCAGCAATTATGCCCGATGCCTGTCCTACTGGCAAGGGAGAAATTCCTGTTGGTGGAATAGTAGTCACAAAAAACGCTATTCATCCTAGTATGCACAGTGCTGATATTTGTTGTTCAGTAATGGCTACAGATTTAGGCTACGCTGACCCAAAGAGCGTATTAGATGCTGCTTTTGAAACCACTCATTTTGGTATTGGCGGTCGAGATAGAGACAATCAATTAGTTAGATTGCCATCCGACCTTAAAGAAAAGATCATGAATAATTACTATCTAAATAGTAATAAGAGTTTAAACTATGCTCATAGCCATCTTGGTACTCAAGGAGATGGAAATCATTTCTTGTTCGTGGGGAAAAGCAAGAGTAATGGTCATACATATTTGGTGACTCATCATGGTAGCAGAGGGTTTGGGGCTAATCTTTATAAGGAAGGTATGTATAAGGCCCAAATGTTTCGTCAAGAAATAGCACCCAATGTTGATCCTAAAAACGCATGGATTCCATATAATACAAAAGAGGGAAATGATTATTGGGAGGCTTTACAAATTGTAAGAGAGTGGACAAAACTTAATCATGAGTCTCTGCATGATGCTATTAAGGTTAAAGTATCTAGATTTTTATATTCTGATAGATTTTGGAATGAGCATAATTTTGTCTTTAAGAAAGACGATATTTTTTATCACGCAAAAGGCGCTACTCCAATGACCAATGATTTTGTTCCAGACTCAACAAGTGGACTCAGATTAGTTCCTCTTAATATGAGTGAGCCTATTTTGGTAATGAAAGAGTCACCCAACCTTACAGGATTGGGATTTGCCCCTCATGGAGCAGGCAGAGAATATAGCAGAACAGAGCATTGTAGAATTAAATTACAACATAAAAATGGCTATCAATTATTTGAAGAAGAAACACAGGGTCTTGACGTTAGGTTTTTTTCTGGTAAGATAGATATAAGCGAACTGCCAAGTGCTTACAAAAATGCCGACAAAATAAAAGAACAGATCAGACATTTTAATCTAGGCACTATAGTAGATGAAATAGAACCATACGGCTGTATAATGAGTGGTCATGCTGATAAGCCTTGGAGAAAAAAGAAATGTTAGAGTTTATAGCGAGACTTTTCCTAAGCACAGTATTAGCGTGTGTAATATCTGTTGCGTGTTCTGTAGGTATAACATCGCTCTTATTTCATATTGTTCAGGTTTTTGATTTAAATCCCGGTCGTGATAATTATTGGGTGTTTAATGTAACTATAGTTTCACTAATATTTAGTTGGATAATTAGTTTTGGTTACTTGATGTGGCATTAAATCATGAGGATCATAAAATGATTACATTTGACGAATTTCTAAAAAAAGTAGACGATACATTCTTGAATAATCACGCAGTAAGATCACGCGGAAAAATAAAAGCAGAAAATCAATGGAGATATGGTCAAACAGTAATTAATGTATTATACGATGTTTGGGGAGAAAAATGTAGGGAAATAACCAATACTCCCTTTGATTGTTTTTATAAAGATTCTGTGGTAAAATCTACGTTGGATAAACTAGAAAAGGAATGGATAGTATGAAAAAGAAAACTACAAAAAAGAAAAACAAACCAAAGAAACAAAAGATTGATGTTGTAATAGAATCATTAGTTCATCTTGAACAAAGGGTTAAGGAACTAACTAAAAAGGTTGAACAACTACAATATTCTCAACCATATTATCCAAATCCCAATTACCAGTACCACAAAGTCCACCAAAATATTGGCCTAATACCGAACCCTCTTTTAAATATAAGATGTAACCTCACATTTGTTAGTTCTTATCAAGAAGCAGAACAAATAAAAAAAGAGCTAGTAAACCTTGGTGCTAATGAAAGCGATATTATTATAAAATTTGTATCGGGTCCAAACAAATATCTAGTACAAATGAATTCTACTTATTGCGATAATGAATTTCCTGAGCCATTAGACAAATTTTTGCATGATAATGAATGGGTTGCTTTTAGAAAAATTAAATACGATAAAGAAAAAAATGAATATTTGTAATGAATTAAAGAAAGTTCAAGAGATTACAGATCCAAAAATTATAGCAGAAACAATCTGGATGGCAGATAGACCTCGTACTTGGTGGGAATGGTTTAGTTGGACATTTTATCGAAGGCTTAAATATTTTTATTGTAGTTGTTTTCATTTAAAAAATCATCAAATAATTGCTTTTTATTCAAACTATACTCATAGATACAGATGTAATAAATGTGAAAGAGAATTTGATGAATAAACTCACAATCGCTATAGATTATGACGATACATATACTGCTGATCCTCCATTTTGGAATAAGGTAATAGAATTAGCAAAAGATCATGGTCACGATATAATTTGTATTACAGCACGAAGAAATATCTTAGAACATCGTCAAGAACTTATGAAACTTTTACCGGAAGGGATAGCAACTTATTTTTCTTATGATGAACCAAAAGCAGAGTTTATAAAAAGACAAAATATAGTGGTGGATATTTGGATAGATGATAGTCCCGGTTGGATTGTAGGAGTCACATAAAATGAGAAAACTAGCAAGCATACAAACAGTCAAGTATGTTAAACCCATACCAGATGCCGATAGTATAGAAACTGTGGGCGTTTTGGGCTGGGAAGTTGTAAGCAAGAAGGGTGAATTTCAAACCGGCGATACTTGTTTGTTTATAGAGATTGATAGTTTACTTCCAGAAATTCCAGAGTTTGAATTTCTTCGCAAGGTTTGTTGGAATGATAATCTAAAAAAGTATAGACTCAAAACAGTAAAATTGCGTAAACAACTATCTCAAGGATTAGCATTACCCACAAGTGTCTTTCCTATACTAGCAGGATTAACCGCTGGGGCTGATGTTACTGATCTATTAGGTATTGAGAAATATGAACCCCCAATTCCTGCACAGATAGTGGGAGATGCAAGAAGTTTTAGTTGGCCTATAAGTAAGACTGATGAAACGCGAGTACAATTAGATGATGAGTATGGATTTATCGAAAGATTAACCGGACAACCATACTATATCAGTTTGAAATTAGATGGAACTTCTAGTACATTTTTAATTGATCCTAAAGATGAAACTTTTCATGTTTGTGGAAGAAATTATAGTTACAAAAGAAATGATACTCATACCTTCTGGAAGATAGCACAAAGATATAATATTGAGCAGAAGTTGAGGTATTTTTGGGATAAGGGCAATAATAGAATAGCAATACAAGGCGAAATCGTAGGGCCAGGAATTCAGAAAAATCCTCTTGGACTTAGCGTTCCAGATTTATACATATTTAATGTTATTGATATAGCCGATAATACTAGATTTTCTTTAGGTATGTCTATGTTTATTGTTCAAGAACTTGGTCTGAAATTTGTACCAATAGTTGACAAAGGCTCAAGTTTCGCTTATACTAAGACCGATCTACTAGAGATGGCGAAGGGCAAATATAAAACCCACTTCTCTTCTGCTAAAGACTCTCAGAATCGTGAGGGAATAGTAATTCGTAGCATTTGCGGAGAGATTAGTTTTAAGGCTATAAATAATGACTTCTTACTGAAAGAGTAAAATGATTGATTTAAAGTGGTTTCATCCGTTCAATTTCGTATTGTATAAAAGACCCAAAATTGATGCTGCTTGGGAACCTAGTGACGACTTATATCAGTGGGGCTTTAGTCTTGACTTGACCACCGAGATTTATTACTATACATACGATTGGGGAGTTGGTTTTAATTTCCGGTTGCTAGGATTTGGATTTGAAATAACAAAGGTGGGAGTATAAGATGAAAACCTGTCATGGTCCTCAGCCTGTTTTTCTTATATTCTTAATGATATTAGGAGTATCAGTAGCAGTCCCATTACTATCCATACAATTTGATAGTATAGATCCTCAAAAAATATATGTTGTTATTGATGTTACCGACAGTAACGGAAAAACTTATAGAAACTTAACAAGATCGGGTGTGGGTAATTTTATAGACTATCATCGAAACTCTTATAAATTCCATGGAAATTTTACAGAAATAACAAGAAAAGTTTCTGGAGAACAATTTTTAAAAGAAGTTCAACAGCCAGAAAAGTCTGACAATTTAGAAAGATAAAAAATGAATATACTAATTAGCGTACTAGGAATAGTGAATATCTTATTAGGAGTGGCCAGCATACCCCCATGTTTAATGGCCGGATTAATGGTTTTTGATGCTCCTGGCTCAACAGAAAGCATAACACATCATATAGTATCTTTTTTGTTCTTGACTTTCCCGCTAATTTGTTTAATTTGTGGAATAACAGTTTTGTGGAGTAGTAATTGGTGGTCAATTTATCTAGCCTTATTTCCTATAAGTGAGGCATCTTTAGTTATATTTATATTTTGGGTATTTTCAGGTACTTCAATATGAAACTAACCAATCAAGATTTAGATATACTAAGAGAATTACTAGAGGATAAACTCAAGAAAATAAATAACGGGCCAGAAGGAATTGAAATTCATCAGCGACCAGAAGTTTATATTAACATCATCAAGAAGATAGATGGTCTATATTTCTCATGATATATTTTAGTGCGGATCAGCATTTGGGGCATGGACGAATTATACAATATTGTAATCGTCCATTTAATGATGTTCACGAAATGAACAAGACTATTCTTGACAATATAAACGAAGTTGTCAAGAGTGATGATACTCTATATATACTGGGGGATTTTTGTTTTAAAGGCAAAAAGTCATTAGATTACAGATTACGAATAAATTGTCTAGATGTTCACTTAATATTAGGTAATCATGATCGAAGAAAAGATTTTTATCCAGACGAACAGACTGTGGATATGCAGGGATTTACTTCAGTACAAGAAGTAAAAGAGATAACATATTGTAATCAAAGAATATATCTTAGCCATTATGCCCATAGAACTTGGCCCGCTAGTCATAAAGGATCGTGGATGCTTTATGGACATACCCACTCTAAATTAGATCATGAGGATAGAACATCCAACAAATTAACTCTTGATATTGGTGTGGATAATTGTGCTAATTATGGCAAACCCTTTGGTCAACCGTTTAGTTTTAAGGAAATACAACAACTATTTAATCAGAAAATGAGGATGTTAAATGAGCGACTATGACTATTTAAGTAGAGCTGAATTAATTGAAAAAATTATCACATTAAAACAAATTATTAGTGTTAAAAATAAAGAACAAGAAGAATATGAAAAATGCGTAGCCAGAGTAAATCCTCCAATACAAAAGAAAGTTGAAGAGCAAGATATTAAATTAAGCGATGCGTTTAAGTCTGATCTTAATAGTTTCCAGAGGATCAAAGAGTTAGAACGAACTATTGAAAAACAAAATGCAATTATCTCTATGGCTGCTGGTTATATTTCTGCTTCTAAAAGATTTAGTAGTAGTCATCCTATGGATGTTATGAAATGGTTAATGGGAGGTATGTAATGAAATATATTTATTCACTAATACTATTACTTGTTCCTCTTGGTCAACACTATACTTTAGAACCAAATACTCCAGTATGGTTTTGCATACCGGATGAACTTGGTTGGACAAGAGGAAATGTGGTACATCTATGGGGCTATTATCCTATGGTGAGTAGCGATAAGGGATTAAAAGATTTTAAAGATATTAACTGGGAGATAGGATATGAGTAAATATAAGATCTGTAAATTCGTTAATGGCAATAACAAAGAATGGTATCAGATACAAAAAAAAGGATGGTTGTTTTGGAGTTATTTATGTACATATGAATGGTTTAGGAATGTAGAAGTACCTCCTTTAAGAAAAATATTAACATTTGAATCCATAGAAAAAGCATCAGAACACATTGAAATGATTAAGAACATTAAAAGAAGTAATATCATTAAGAAAGTAGAGTGTATTGATTATGAACCTAAATGATAAATTATACTATTGGGTAGCAATATTTGCATCTATTGGTTCAGTCTTGTGTTGGTTTGTTTTAAACCCTATTCATAAAGCAAATCTACAAAAAATAAACAAACCTCCACTATTAACCTGTATCTATTGCAAAGGTACTGGAGAAAGAATTGAAGATGTAAATAAACTCATGTTTATGGCAAAGATACAACTTTATTTTAATAAACATATGGTGGTTGACAAATGCGAAAAGTGTGTTAAACTACCCAACGGTGAATATGATTATTGCGACGAAGTAAAAGAAAAATATGATAGTTTTTTCAAAGACTACGAAAAAGAAGGATCAAAATTTGAGAAAACAATGTGCGGAAAATGTATGGGGGCTGGTCAATTTCAAATATTAAGTAAAAACCCCAAAACAAATAAATGGTACACTCAAGAAGATTATGAAGAAGATGAACGAGCAAAAATTAGGGTATTACAAGAACGCAATAACAAACAATTAACTAAGGAGAAAAAACATGACAACAACAAAGATGAATAATCTAACAAAAGAACAAAAGTTTGTAATCTTCTGGCTTTATAATAGAGTGGCCCAACAGATTCCATCCAACCCTATTGATTTTGGAGACAATGATATTATTGTTAATGGAATTAATGTAACGGAAATGGTTAGAGACTTACTACAGGATAGATTGTTTGTATGAATCAAATGAATAACTTTGTAGAGCATATAAAAAATCTTAAATCTTTCTTATTAAAGCAAGAAGATCGTGAAAGACAAACAGGAAGATCAACTAGAATTATAAATCAAGCAAAACATCAAAGATCGACCGTAGTGTGTGCTAACTATAGACAAAAATTGGAATTTGAACATTTGGGGATTGAGACTATAACTCTAGAACAATACCACAAAGAAAAATGCGGATCATCAAAAACTTATTTATTTGATCACCTTACGATCTACTACATAATGGATAAGCACTATTCTCAACTGATTGAGGAATACGGAAATTAAAAGATAAAAACCGTGAATGTAAAATTACAGGAGTTTAAGTTTATTCTTATGTTCTTGGTCCTTCTCGACAGCATTATTTTGACAGTCTTGACAAAGAACTAGACGCTGTGGTACAATGGCACAAGGACGAAATGAATACACACTACAATGAATATGGAGAGCCAGTATGAAAGACCGATTTGATCTTGAAACTGAAATAACTTTTCTATATAACTTTTCTACTAATCTTAGAACTATTAGTGAAGGAGTTCTTGAGCATAATTTAAGTCACGATGAAATTGTTAATGCTCTTGAAGGAGTAGCAGTTATGCTAGATTTGCAAGTTAATAAATTAAGTGATACTATGGCTCAGTGTTTTAAACTGGATCAATATTATGAGGGTAAGAATGAATTCTAAACTACAAAGTGATATTGAAAATTTTATTCATAGTGTTGGACAATATATTTTAATGGAGTATGAAAACTTTTACTCTCTATTTCAGCAGTCAGATATGTTCGATTTTATCGGTAGTTATTATTTGGGTGGTAGTAATGTGCCAGATACAGCAAGGTGTGTTATTGAACTAATCCTTATGAATCATAGAGCAAACAATGATTAAGCACTTTCCAATTACAAATACAGACAAAGTTATTGAGCATTATTCACAACGGGATGGTGTTCCTATTAGTTATGTGTGTACCACAGACTTAAAGTGGCATGATTCTCCAGAAGATATTTTTTATAGAGCAACTCCCCATCCACAATTTGGTAATAAATATTTTGCCCTAAGAGCAACTGATGATGGTTTTTATATATCTAATGCTGATAAGGTTGAGGATTTTACTTTTGGGTGTGTGAAAGATGATGATGGTAATCTACAGTATAGTCGATCTAGGCATGAATATAAAGCATTTAATAACGGCCATATGATTGATGGTGGCAGACACTATATTAGACATAGTGGTGATATTGACGTTTATGTTGTGCGTAATGGTCAAATGGTAAAAGAGAGTAGTAATGGAACCTAATCTAGAATATGATTTGCTAAAAACCGATTGGATTGTACAGAAGTGTAGGGGTAGTACAGTTTACAGTCAAAATTTATACGCCGCACTATGCAATAACGATTTTTACTATGGCGATGATGGGTGGGGTTGTTCGTGGAGAATGAGCGGTGGAATAGTAGCAGATATACGAGATTGTGGGGAAACTTATATTGATTGGTATTGTTCTGGTATGAGTAATAAGGATGGTTTTGTGGGCGAAAGTTTTATAACAGATGAAATTAGACTAGATTTACTCAAAATTGGTTGGACTATTAAAGAGGAAAAAAATGCCCAAAGTAACGATAACCTTTGATTTACCAGAAGAACAGTCTGAATTTGATTGTGCTATTAATGCTGGTAAGTTTAAAAATGCAGTATGGAATTTTGAACAACAACTACGATCTTTTTATAAATATCATCACGATTTTAAAACCGCCCACGATGCTGTTCAAGGAATTAGAGCCTGTTTTTATCAGTGTTTGAAGGAACACAATGTATCAACAGACTGAAGTGGTATGATATAGAATGAAATTTCTAGAATTTCTAAATCTAGTTGATAGAACATACCATCTATTTAATTGGAGGTATGGACAAAGTTTAATGAATGTGCTATACTCAGTTAGTCCCAGTAAGTACGACAATTTGGTTGCTGCTGGTGAAGATTGCTACTATGATGATAGTAAGGTTCACCAAGTTATATCTAAGTTAGAAAACGAATGGAAAAATTAGGATTAAAATTTGTTGCAGACTATATCTCTGTTGAAGAAGAAATTCAACTTATTACTGATATAGAGAATTTTCGTAAAACTAATCCTAAATTGGTAGCAAATTATGGAGATAATAATTATGATAGTATTTACTTTGGAGACAGATATAAAAAGCCCATTGATGATGCTTTTGAGTCACTAAAAAATGTTTATACTAGATTAATTAAGGATAATTATATACAAGATGTTCCATTTGGGATTGCTATCAATAAATATAAAAAGGGACAAAAAATAGCAGCACACATAGATAAACCCATTAGTGGGCCTATTGTTACGATTCTTAGTTTAGGATCAGTATCAACAATGGTTTTTAAAAAATCTAATCACTCTGCTGTTGATATAGAATTATTTCCACGCAGTATCATAAGAATGATGGGTGATATTAGAGATAATTGGACTCATGAAATTTTACCAGTAATAGATACTAGATATTCAGTAGTATTTCGGTCACTTAACTAATATAGTCATGCTAATAGTCAAAAAACAACCCTATAATAGTGTTTGGGTGAGCGCATCAACACAAGATGAACTAGGATTAACTTTCATGCGTTTTCAAGAACACTATGAAAGTGCTAATCCTAGATTTCGTAATAATATTTTTACACTAGGAGAATTAAGACACTGGTATTCTGAAACATATGGCTCAAATAGTTATCATGCTCATTGGATAGGGTTCAATTTTCCCAGTAAAGTATTGGTTCCCTTTAAAGATGGATTATTTGACCCGTTAACAACTGAAGAAAATAATCTTATACAACTATTAGGCTATCGTAAAGATCATTTCTATATTATAGGCGCTCAAACCAACGAGATACTGCGTCATGAATTAAGTCATGCACTATACGCCTCTAATGCTAAATATAAACTAGAAATAGACTCTTTTATTTCCAAACACAAAAATAAACTTAAAAAGTCTTTATCTTATATCTTAGATAAAGGATATTGTAAAGAGGTTCTAAACGATGAACTTCAAGCATACATAACAGATAATGACGACAATGAACTGATTAATATTACTTGTCCAACAGTAATTGCTGGTATCAACAAGATTTTTCAAAAGTATAACACAGCAGGAATAAAGAAATGAAAGAAGAATTATCTGATGAGGAAAAGTTTTATTACGAATGGGTCAAAAATAATCTAGAGTATATTAATCAGCATAAAAACTCTATTGAGGTTATGAAAAAATTGTATATGATTGGTTTTTCAGACGGTTTTACCTATCAAAGAAAACTCCGAGCAGAAGAAGAATTACAAAAATGAGTCCTATGTATAATCCAGATGACTGGAGTGAAGAATTTAATATCGTATTAAAATACGAACCAATGAGTAGTAGCACAGTAAATAAAATATTAACACAATATAAACATGATGATATTTTAAATTATATCAAAGAACTCTGGAATCTAATTGATTATCAGAGAAAACTTATAAATGAACAAAATCAACATATTGTTGCTTTTAAACATAAAGAAGCGTGGAAAAGATACGATCTTCCCGAACAATCTTTTAAAGTTTCTGTTGACAAACCGCCGAAAGATGGTAATATGAGTTGCTAGGAGGCTATCTATATGCTGTGGACAGAGGTTCGTTTTTGGGCAAAATCTCATGGGTACGAAGTTTTAAAAGATAAGGGCGATGAAGAAAAGGACGAGCCAGTAACATACTACTGGTCTAAAATTGACGACCCTAGTGTTAGTGGAGTTAGTCCAAGTGTTAGCAAACTTGCCAGGGATATTTACAACAATATTACAAATAATGCTTGGGTAGATCATCAAAAAGAATACAAGGAAAAACACATCAATGAACGTAAAACTAATTAGTTTAACTCCAGACGCAGAAAAAAACATAGCATATTGTGCTAGAGTGTCCAACCCAAACAATCAAGGTTTAGATAATTATGCTAAATAAAGTTGAACTACTAGGATATTATGGAAATGATAAAATTCATGCTTGTTCTGCATGGACTAGTACATCTAGAGACTTATCGGAAGATAAGATTGATCGAATACCTAAACTATTAAAAATGTTAGCGGATGAAGGTCATCATACTCCTTTTGAAAAAAGTTATTTACATTTTTTAGTAACAACAGATATAGCATCGCACATTCATATAATTAAACACAGAATAGGAGTAAGTGTTAATGGCGAATCTGCAAGATATAAAGAGATTAAGGAAGATCAATATTTAATTCCTGAAGATTGGCCTTTAATTTGGCAAGAACAACTTAAATCTTATACTCAACTAGGTTTGGATAAATACCATAATTGTATAGAAAGTTTAGTTAATGATTATGGTTTCGATAGAAAAAGAGCCAAAGAAAGTGCTAGATTTTTTAGACCATACAATACCCAGATTACTTCTGATGTAAGTTTTAATTGGAGAAGTTTTTATCATTTTCAATCATTACGCAATAAACCTAATGCTCAGTTAGAAATTAGAGAAATTGCACAAACTATGTTAGATTTAGTAAAAAATATTGATAATAATCCATTTAAATATACAATAGAGGCATTTGGATTATAAGATTTTATCTGATTTACTAATATTATCTTTAGCCCATAATGGCTGTAAATTTGTATAGTGAAAACACTTTCTCTGTTGTTCAGGATCGCTCATGTCAAAACTGGAACATGGAATTATATGGTCTATATGCCAACCATATTTTCCATAATTTTCCCAAGTCATGCCTTCTTGAAACTTATTTGCTAAATATGTTTTTAAATATTCAATATCACAGCCAATTAGTTCTTTAGTTTTTTCTTGTTTTATATTATTCTTAACTGCCAATCTTAATCTGCTTCTTAAACTACTTAATATTCTATATGATAAATTATTTTGATATTTATTTCTTTCATATTCTCTCTGTAATTTTCTATATTCTAAACTGGCTTTATGTCTAAGAATTTCTTTTTTATTTTTTTCATAGTAATTTTTATTATATTTTGAAGTATAGTTTTTATTATTTTTTCTATACTCATTCATATATTTTGATCTACTTTGTAAGATTGAGGTCTTGTTTTTTTGAAAATGCTGTTTATGATAAAGAGAAACGCAAGACTTACATTTTGCGTCCAATCCAAATTTTCCGCCCTTTTTCTTGTAAAAAGAAGTTAACTTTTTATTTTTGAGGCAAACGGTACATTTTTTAGTTTTCATATATTTCCTTTTAATATCAAATACACCAAAATTCAAGAATTTACTCAAAATGAAAACATTTAATATCACGGCACAGGTATTTAAAAACAGCGATTTGTCAAAACAAAATCTATTAATTAATCAGGTATTTGATGGTTCTACTTCTGAAAATGCTCTTTCTAATTTTAAATTACATTTTCCTTCTATAGAATATTCTTTAGTAAAAATTCTATCTGTTGAAGAAATTCCTCAAGAAGCGGCTTGACTTCTGCCGATAATGCTGTATACTGTGACCAAGGAGACTCTATTTATGCGTTATGGCCTCTGCTGCATCTCATTAAAACTTAAAGATCAAGGTGTTGGTCATCAGACCATGACCTTCAAGAGATTTAATAGTTTGCCAAGACAAGAAGCACTAACTATTCTTGGCGACCGTATTCTTAACAATCTTATCACTACACGAAAAACTATTGAATTTTGTGCTGAGAATAATTATGTCTATCGTGTTAGTAGCGATATTTTTCCACTAATTACATATGATGAGGCTAATGTATCTTTAGAAAATTTGCCTAATCATGATGATATTCAAGATGAATTTGATAATATTGCTCTAACAATCACCGACAATAATGTTCGTGTGAGTTGTCATCCAAGTGAGTATAATTCACTCTCTAGTCTTTCAGAAAAAGTTGTTGATAAAACTATTACAGAACTGAATTTTTACAGTAGTTTTTTTGACAGAATTGGTTTGTCCGCAGATACTAATTCTCCCATGAATCTTCATGTTCATAACAATAATGGGACTAGAGAAGAAATATCTCATAGGTTTTATCAAAACTTCAAACGTCTCGACGAAAATTGTCAAAGTCGCTTAACGATAGAAAATGACGACAAACTTAATTGTTGGAGTGTGCGTGAATTAGTAGATATTTTTCATCCTATTACACGCATCCCTATTTGTTTTGACTATTTACATCACAAGTGTCACCCAAATAATTTATCAGAATGTGAAGCCATCAATATGTGCTATGATACATGGCAGACCACTCCACTATTTCATTATAGTGAAAGTCGAGAGGGTAATAATCCTCGCGCTCATGCTGAGTACGCATATAATAAATTTGAGACATATGGGTTAGAGTTTGATGTTGATATGGAACTCAAAGGAAAAGATATCGCCATTGAAAAATATGATGAGATTCTAAAGGAGACTATTGTATGAGTGGATGGCTAATAGCATTTACAGGATGTATATATGCTTATGTAGCAGCAGAGCAAGCATACAAAGGCAATATGGGTTTATTTATAGCATATACAGGTTACGCTTTTGCCAATATCGGTTTATATATGTTAGCAAGTAAATAGGAGATATTCGATGAGCGATCTCAAAAATAGGCCCGAACCAAAAAAAATAAAGATGCCCCCACTAGTTGACCGATCACAGGAATACGATATAATGGAGGGATACGAGCCAGCCGATCACAACACTAATGAAACAGATAGCCAAGACAATACGCAGAGCATATCAGAATTGGGTTCCTTGTAAGGAAATTCGTTGTTGGCATTATTGTTCTGCTTTTGATGGAACAAAAATGATAGGTTTTGCTCAAAATAATCCTATTAAAACTCATGCTGGTGCTTATAGAATTGGTGAAAATTTTAATCTTCCCAAATATAAAGAGCATCCGTTTTACCATGCGGAAAGTCATCTGATTTCTAAGTTACTGGATCAGTATAACTATATTGATCCTTCTTGGAATATTGTAGTGATGAGAATTAATCGCAAGGGTTTGATTCTTGGTAGTAAGCCTTGTGAAAATTGTGATAAACTTTTACAATCTGTTGGTTTAACTGCCGTGTTTTATAGTAATGATGATGGTAGTTTTAGTGATAGTTTTGGTGATATGGTTTATCGCCCTGACTTGACAAATTCTTTGGCTAGTGTATAATTCCGCTATTGGAGGAACCTATGAATTGTATTTATTGTTATCGTTCTATTCCAGATGAAAGATTAGAGTTTCTGATAGAGAATAATCGTCCTAAAACTTGCATTAATTGTTCTACCGAACAACGTGCTGTGGGTTTTATGGATTGGGAACACAAAACCGCTCCACAGTTGGTGTTAGTTCCCGCTAATGCTAAAGAGAGTATTCGTATCCTAAATAGGGCTAATAGGAGATCAAGATGACTTGGCTAGACTTATATGACTATCTTAACAAACAAGCAAATCTTACACAAAATGTAGGAGAATTTAACTGGCAAGATCAAGTGATAGTTTATGATAGTTGGAACATGAAAGAATATAATTGTAATGGATTAAGTTGGATGATATCACTAAATAATCAAGACCATCATTGCCTAAATATTAATACCTCATTGGAGAATTCTTAATGGATATAGAAATTGAGAGTCTTTTATTCAAGCAAGTAGAATGTCCTAAGAATCACCTAATGACCAAAATTATTAATCTATGGAGTAATCGATATCGTATTAATGTGTACATAGAAATCGAAGAAGATAATCTGATCAAGAAACGTATACATAGCAGTTATTTTTGTCACTATAGTCCCGGTAAACTAACTATTATTCCAGATAAAGACAAAGGACGTTATAATGAATCCAGAACTCAGTGGTAAACTAATCTCAAAGTATCCAGAACAATTTTCTAATTATCAATACATTGAATGCGACGATGGATGGTATGATCTTCTAGATAAATTATGCTCTTCTATCCAATCTCATCTGGATCACAGAAAAAAAACAGAAGAACCTCTTTCCTACTTTAGTTGGTCACAAATCAAAGAAAAGTTTGGTGGATTAAGAGCCTATTCTTATGGTGCAGATTCTTATATCAATGGATTAATTGCTATGGCAGAAAGTATGAGTTACAGCATTTGTGAAATTTCTGGAGAAAAAGGAAAGTTGCGTAAACAAAGAATTGGAGAAAATGGAGAGCCTATTCCTGCATGGATGAAAACCCTGTCAGATAGTGAGGCACAAAAGGCGGGATACGTTCTCTAAAGAATCCCTCTTGACAATGCCGATACCTGTGCTATACTTAGGACATAACACCTAACACAAGGAGATTCAAAATGCCTCGCGGCCAGAAAATTTGTCCAAGTTGTTCTGCTATCAATGGTCCCCGTGCATACACTTGTAAGAGTTGTGGTTCAGATTTTGCTTTCAAGCCCAAAAGCAAGGAAGTTAAAAACACCAAGATCATTAAGGATGTTAATTGGAAAGAATTGGTTAAGGGTGATCGTATAAAAGTTCGCGGTGGCCCCTATTATGTTCATAAGGGTGAATTTATCCCTATGGGTTATCGTGGACGCTTTGTGGTAGACTGTATTGATGACAAGGGCATTAGGGCTTATGGTATTGATAAGCACGGTGGATTTGCTCATATTTATATGGGTGGAGACTTTCAAAACAAGGAAACCGGCGTATGGAAGATTGCTCACGAAATTGTCAAACTGAAAAACAGAGAAGTGGTATAATGAGTTTGGTTCCTCAACAACAAGAACAATTAGAAAAACTGTTAGAACATAGAGACTCTATAGTTAGCCACTTATATCAGATTGAGCATATTTTAAAGGAATATTTTCCTGAGCAATTTGAACTAGCATATCAACATTGGATTCCTCAAATTACTACTGCTCTTTATGAACAACCTAAGTGGCTTCCTAGAGGACAATATTCTATGGAAGATACAGTAAAGAATATTACAGATAAGGACGATGGTTCTGGTGTATTTAAATATTTGAGGTAATATATGGACGAAAAACTCTATTCTATTGTTGATCTTGAAGGATACGCTAAACAGGTTAGAGAAGCGGCTGCTCAAACCTTATCAGAAAATAACAACGATAATCTTGATGATTATATCACCATCACACAACTAGTCCAGATGGTGCGTAAAAACTGTTGTGGTTTTGATGATGATAACAGACCTCTCTTAAATGAAGATATTAACGAGCAAATTTATGACTGTACTATAACTTGGATACATAATGTCGCATTAGCAAAATTGGCTGCTAAAGACTTACTAGAATGTGCTTGGGATGATAAGGCTAATGAAATGGTATTTTGGCCTAAAGAGACTGAAAATGATAAATCCGTCAAACGAAGAAATAAGAAAAAGAATAAAGAGTCTTGAAGAAGAAATACATAATTACGAAACATATCTACTGTCAGAAAGTTGCAGTAGGTGTGCTGATGCTTATGCTAAGATAGAGCAATACAAGACAGAAATTGGTGAACTGATACAACTATATCATAATGATTAATAAGGGGGTATAACGGTATCGATTGGATAATAGCAATTATGTTAGCAAGTAGTGGTTGATCGACCGGCCACTTTAAAAAGTCGATTAAACGCTTTAACTGGCGAAACTCAGTTAGCCCTTGCTGCCTAATAAATAAGTAGCAACAATCTTAGAAAGCGATGAAGGTAGCGTTCAAAAGATTGATGTAAAATCCTTCGGCTGCTAGAATAGCCAACGGGTTCTAGCCTGAGATTAGTTGGTACGGAAAGATGAATGTTGTTTGTTCTTTAGTCTTTCTTAAAATTTATGAATAAACTAAACTTGTAGAATATATAATGAAAATTATCGCAACACATGGGTTCGACTCCCATTACCTCCACTATGCCTAGAAAAATTTGTACTTATTGTGGTAAAAGAAAAAACCGTAAAAGTTTTCCTAAACATAGTTTGTACAAAGATAAACTAGATACAAGATGTAAAAAATGCGTTAAAGAACATTCAAAGGTAAGAAATAAACTTCATAAAAAAGCACCAGATAAACCAGAAGTTTGTGAGTGTTGTAAAAAGATCCCCATTAAATGGGTATTAGATCATAACCATGATGATGATACTTTTCGTGGATGGCTTTGTGATAGATGCAATACCGGCATAGGAAAATTAGGAGATAATTTAGGTGGTATTGTCAATGCGATGAATTATTTTCTCTCAAGACCCAATCGCAAATAGTCGATACTTGACAGCAGCATGAGCGTCTGGTACGATACCATCAACACAGGAGACTAAACGGATGACTCACGATTTTGATTATGTTTGGAAGATGGTAACTGCTCTTAGAAATACAAGCAGCACAAAAGAAAAAGAAGATATTATCAAGATTAATTGTGGAATTTTCAATAATTCATCTGCAAATTTTGCTAAGAAAATTCTACTCTATACTTATCATCCACTTTGGCAATATCATGTAACCAGTGATAATTTAAAGAAGAAAAATTATTTGGTCGCCAGAAAGAATGAATACAAAAATTTCTTTGATCTGCTTGATGCTCTAAAGAGTCGTAAAATTACTGGGCATGATGCTATATCTGCTGTGAATAGTTTTGTCGAACATTACGCTGACTATGAGGAACTTATTCATTGTGTTTTGGATAAAGACTTGAAAACCCGTGCTGGCGATAAGATCATTAATAAGGCTATTCCAGATCATATTCCAGAATTTAGTGTAGCCTTGGCCGATAAATATAGTCCAGATATTGTAGATTGGAAAGATGAATGGTATGTTAGTCGTAAGATCGATGGTGCTAGATGTATCGCTATTGTTGATAGTAATGGGGAGTCTACTTTTTATTCCCGCACGGGAAAAGAGTTTGATACTCTTGGTGTTGTTGCTGGTGGCATTAAGAGTTTGGGTGTTACTAATGTAGTATTTGATGGTGAACTTTGTCTTGTGGATGATGAGGGTAATGAAGATTTTCAGGGGATCATGAAACAACTCAAAAAGAAGGATCATACCATCCCTAATCCTTCATATAAGATTTTTGATATGATTTCTCACGACGAATTTTATAGTAAGAAGGGCGAGAAGAACAAGCCTTATTCTATTCGCTATAATAATCTACGAGAAGTTATGAAAAATAATACTTGTACTTGTCTTAGTGTGCTTGGTCAAGAACTTATTAAAGATGATGATCATTTTCAGGAGTGGATTAAAAAAAGTAAAGATTACAAGTATGAAGGACTTATGCTACGAGCAGACGAACCATATAAAGGGAAGCGTAGTAAAGATCTGCTGAAAGTTAAGAAGTTTTTTGACGATGAGTATGAAGTTATTGATGTGGAAATGGGTCCATTTCGTTATGTATTGAATGGTAAAGAGCATGAGGAAACCATGCTTTCTTGCGTAATGATTAAGCATAAAGATCATGTTGTTAGAGTTGGTAGTGGATTTGCTATTGACCAAAGACAAGAGTTTTATCAAGACCCCAAAAAGATTCTTGGTAAAATTATTACGGTTCAATATTTTGAGGAAACTAAAAACCAAGAAGGCGGAATTAGTTTGCGTTTCCCAACATTTAAGTTTTTGCATGGGTCTGCTAGAACCGTTTAAGAAACGAGTCTTGACAAGACGATACCAGTAGTGTAGAATCGTAGCATACACGCTAACATTGGAGTTTTTATGATTGTTGAGAACACTGTGGTCGATACCAATAAAGTTGAAATGAGCAAGACGAAGGCTGATATTTTCTTTGAGACTTTTCCTAAAGATAAGGTTGTCAAGTATAAGGAATATTGGGAGAGTGTTCGTCCTCAGAATGTTGAGGATATTTTTCGTCGCTATCTTTTCAGTTTTATGAGCGTTCATACAACATGGAAGTCTAATGTTAGTGGCTATAACGCAATCAAAGACTTTAATGATTGGATTGATAATAAAGAACTGCTGAGAGATAAGATTAAAAGTAGTGGTTGTGGGCTATACAACAATCGCACAAAGTTTATTTGGGATTTTAAGGATAAATTTTGGTCTAATCCGAAAGACTTTTATCTAACAAACAAAAAGTATCATGTAAAAAAGAGAGATCAGATTGTCAATAATATTTCTGGACTAGGTACTGCAAAAGTTTCGTTTGCATTAGAGCAATGCCACCCTAATGAGTGTAGGGTATTTTGTGGTGATACTCATATGCTGGAATTGTATGGCATGAAAACTCTTACTTATCAGTCTAAAAGGGGTCTTGAACAATATAAGAAAATGGAAAGACATTGGAGTATTAATTGTGGCAAATTAGGCGTTCCTCCTTATATTGCTAGATGTATTTTTTGGGATGCAAAACAGAACAAGACCGATTCTCGTTATTGGTCGTATGTATTTGAAGAATAAAGATTTTTGGAGAGTGGCATATAGACCATATCAAACCATGTTGTAGTTTTGATCTCACAGATACACAACAGCAAAAATTATGTTTTCACTATACCAACCTACAACCGTTATGGGCTATTGATACTCTAAAAAAGTCTGGAAAATTATTATGAGCCAAAACGGTAAAGGAAGTAAACCAAGACCTAAAAGCGTAGATTATAAAACATGGGAGAAAAACTATGAGCGAATTTTTAGAAAAAAAGCCAAGAAAAAAATTTAATTGTAGTCTTTTTCTGAGATGCGGTTGTCAGAGCGAAATGCTGGTTCTAGACTATGATCCAGAATTAGACATGGTGGATATATCAATATATGAGATATTAACTTCCTATAAATATAGAATGTCTTGGTGGCAAAAATTACGATATATTTATCAGACGCTAAGGCATGGACAACCATATAACGATCAAATAGTCTTAAATAGGACTCAGATAGATCAACTGAAAGAGTACATTAATTCATTATAAATATCCGTTTTGGTGTTATTATATTAATGGCAACGGAGTTTATAATGTGAAAATATCCAGAAGATCACTTATTCAAAGTGGCCTATTAGGCTACTCATCATTATCTGCAACTGAGGTTATAGCAGAATCTAAAACTGATAATTCAGTCATACTGGTTTGGTTGCCGGGCGGGCTTTCTCAATTAGAAAGTTATGATCCTAAATCACAAGCCAAAAGCGATGTAAAGGGATTATTTAATAGTATTCCTACTAATGTGGTTGGAACTCATATTAGTGAACTATTTCCTTTACAGGCACAAATAGCAGATAAATTTACTCTTATACGATCTATGACCCACAGATTCACCGATCATGGTGGAGGGTCCAAAAGAGTAATGACAGGAAAAGAACCCAAAGTTCCTACAGGTACTATTAACGATACTCCATCTATAGCATCAGTAGTTTCAAAACATAACCATAATAATGGTTGTATTATTCCATCTAATATTTTATTAGCGGATGGTGGCACTAATTCTGTTGATGAATTTGCACTAGGGTCTGCATTTTTGGGATCGTCATATGATGCCTTTATTGTTGATGGCGACCCTTCTGCTAAAAATTTTAAAGTAAACAATATTACTATGTCAGATAGTCTTAAAGGCAGAATTGATGATAGATTACAATTGCTATCTCAAATAGATAAAATAGATAGACAATTAGATTATTCGCAATCTATGAGTGCTATGGATAATTTTCATAAAAAGGCTTATGATTTATTAACTTCTCATGAAGTTAAAGGAATTTTTGATGTAGTCTCTGAGCCGTTATCTGTTAGAGAGAGTTATGGATTAAATGCTTGGGGTCAAAGATGTCTTATGGCAAGAAAACTAGCAGAAGCAGGCAGTAATTTCGTAACTGTAACATTAAGAAATCCGCCAGGATCACCACCAGATCATTCGTATTATAATTGGGATTGTCATGCTGTTAATTGCGATATATTTATAGATATGAAATATAAAGCAAATTTTTATGATCAGGCTGTTAGTGGATTAATTAATGATATCTATAATAGAGGATTAGATAAAAATATTTTAGTTGTAGTAATGGGAGAATTTGGACATACTCCTAAATTAGAATATAAAGAAGCAAGAGGTAAAATAAGAAATGGTAGAGATCATTGGTCTAAAGCATTTTCTATATTAGTATCTGGTGGTGGATTAAAAATGGGTCAGGTTATTGGCAAAACAGATGACAATGCTGCATTTGTAATTGATCGTCCTGTGACTCCAGAGGACTTGTGGGCCACGATTTATAGGCACTTGGGTATTGATGCGTCTAAAGTTATTTATGACCTCAGTGGTCGGCCAATTCCTATTTTAGCAGATGGCAGACCCATAAAAGAACTGGTGATTTAAATGAATATGATACAATATCTGGCTCATGAATTAAATAATAAGGTGTTTCATCTACAAAAACTGCTCAAAGAAACAGAACTTGCTCTGGATGAATCAAAAAAAGAAAATATGAAACTATTATCTCTTTTAGAAGCACGGAAAATTTCTCCCAATACGGAAACTGAAACAGCAGACTGTTGCTGAAAAATAAAAAATCTCAAGTTGTGCTATTGACAAGCCGATACTGTGAGATAGAATGAGTTAGTCGCTGTGAGAGATTTGATCATGCGATCAACTCACAAAAGACAAATTTGGATATGTTTGGAGGTTGATTATGGCTGAAGTTAATGTGCTTGAGAAGCAGAAGAGGATTCGTTGCTCTGACGAGGCTTTTCTTGAGGCGGTTTTTAGCAGTAAGACTTATGCTGAAGTTTCTGCTAAGACTGGGCAGAAGATTGCCACTACTATGGCTAGGTATGCCCGTGCTAAGGCGGCATTAAAGGCCAAGGGTGAGGATCTTCCTAAGATGGAAAGAGCAAAGCCTGTTAAGAGTGTGGATAATATTGAGGCTATGGCGGATTTTGTCCGTCGCCTCAAGGCTCACAAGGCTTGAACATAAATAGCAGCCAACTACAATCGTCCAGAGATAAAGGAACAGCATTTAATCAACCTCTTATCAACGGATATTGTAGTTGGTTGTTTTTATATCTTGTATTACTAAAAAGGAATAACTTATGAAAAAGACAGAAAGTTTTTTTGAATTAAACGCCATAGGAACTAAGGTACGTTTAGAAGATGATGTGTTTGGTACTATAGTTGGGATACATATCTCTCAGAATAATGCTATAGCCTATGAAATTGGATGGTGGAATGGACGATCTTACTCTAAGGATGCTTTCCTTCCTCATCAATTAGTTATAACTAGTGACGAAAAAATTCGTATAGGTTTTGCATGAATAAGAACGCTAATCCTTTGGATTATGTGCTTAAATGTTCTGAGCAAGGACTTGTGCCGTATGACTTTGATATATTAAACGCTAAAGACGAACTGAAAAAACTTCGGGATTGTCAAAAAGAACTATCTGAACTAAAACAAATTATGTCTAATACTGTAGCATGGGGTTTGGTGAATGATCGTAAAGATATTTATGATCTAAGAACTCAACCTAATCCTTATTATGATCAAACTAAAGTAGTTTCATTATGTTGCGATCAAAACTCATTTAATAAGATTAACAATGGTAACATATCCTAATAGATTCTTTTATGGTTTTTCTGTGAATGATGGCAATCATAATTCACATTTTATTCACTATATTATAGAAACCGTACATGATATATCTGATTATAATGGAGATACTATAATTGAAAGAGTATCTCGTATGGAAGATTATTATCTGAATACCGACAGAATAGATGAACCATATTATATTGTATATGGATCACTAAAACCAGAATTTAATGAATCTTCCAAATTTATAGCCTCTTTTGAAAATCTTAGTCAGGCTATCTGTTTGGTCGAACATTTAACTGGTAACAAAATAGTTGAATCTGATTTACCTATTTATAGACAAAAGCATGAAAACTAAATATATAGTAGAAATACTTAGAAGCGAAGGTGCGAGCGCCCAATTTTATTCTATTAAAGGCTCAAAAACTTTAGGCTTTAAAGAATTCTGTTCAAAAAAGACCGCACTCTATGCTTATAAGGTTCAGAAAAAATTATCTAAACTAGGTTTAGCCCCTAAAGTTTATGTTAAAATTAAACGAGTTCCCATTCATAATCATAATGAGTCTACTAATTGGGGATTCGTTACTCAAAAGGCAAGAATTCTAGGGCATAAATATTCTAGAGAAAAAATACAAACTCTTGTTGATAAAATATTCGACAAAACAAATTTAAAGTTTTGGGACTGCCATTCTTGGAATATTGGCAGATTAAATAACAAGTATGTTTGCATAGATACTGGTAGGGAAAGTTTTGATAGCAATTGTAACGCTTGGGGAAATGTTGACCCAGGTCCAAAATGTGACTATTGTTTAAAATATAAATGTAAATGCGAGGAATAATATATGCCTTATGTAGATGAAGATGATAGAGAAGAATTAGATTTTTGTATTGACCAATTAACTAATTGTTTACGCGTTATGAAACACCCCCTGAATAATCCTCATGATTTTAGCATATATCTAGGTAGAATAAACTATTGTTTTTCTAGAATAATTAGCGGGTTGATGGGTAATCCATCTTATGCTAAGATAGCAATGATTACTGGTGTATTAGAGAATATTAAACAAGAATTTTATCGTCGCGTAGCATCACCATATGAAGATAAAAAGATTTTGGAATATGGAGATATAAAAGAATATAAAAAACTTAGTTAGGAGATTATTATGTCTAGAGATTATGATGATATTATTAAAGAGATAACTAAAAGTAATAAAGAAATTCATAATATGGATAAGAGTTTTTCTAAAGATATAGACTCTCTTCAAAAGAATATTAAGACGATAGAGACTAAGTTAGCCAAAATAGATGCTACTCTTGAAAAAGTATACGATCTTTTAACTGCTATAACTGTTTTTATAGAAGAAGCAGAAGAAGATGAAGAGGTTGACGAAGATTCAGAAGATTGGACCCCTTATGATGAAAGAAATTTTTCATATGAGGACGATGAAGAAGAAAATACAGATAGTGATTATGGTCTAGAAAATGATTGGGAAGATCATAATGATGATAACTAATGGCTAGTTTAGCGTTAATAGTGGCATTTATATTTTTAGGAATGATATTCTGTGGCCCATTAGTGCTGCTGTTAAATAGAGTAAATATATTACCTAGAATAATTATTCAATTATTATCTACTGTTTGTATAGTTTATGGATTTTGGTGGATAATCACTCTTGTTACCCCTATTCGCTGGCTAGGATTATTGCCCATATATTGTGGGTGGTTAGCCATAAAAACTAAAGAGAGGACACTTGACAGTCGATAGCAGTATGGTACGATAGGAGCATCACAGGAACCTTGGTTAAACACTTGGAGACAAACGATGAAGTTGGCAGACAGGACAGTTGAGACTCATAGCACTGGCATTAAGAGTGAGTCTGGTTTCACTATTGCACAAACCAGCAAAATGTTTAAAATCTTGTCAGACTCGCTGTATTCTGATAAGGTTATGGCCGTTATTCGTGAACTATCAACCAATGCTTATGATAGTCATATCGCTTCTGGCAATAAGAATCCATTCAAGGTGATTCTGCCGAATGCTGCTAATCCTAACTTTGTAGTGCGTGATTATGGTACTGGTCTTAGTCAGGCCGATATGGAGAACCTGTATACAACATACGGGGCTAGTAACAAGAATACTAGTAACGATTTTGTTGGTTGTCTTGGTCTTGGTAGTAAGAGTCCTTTTGCTTATACCAAGAGTTTTACCACCAGTTCTTATTTTAACGGCCAAAAATATACTTATGTAGCCGCTATTGATGACTCTGGAGTGCCAACGCTGAATCTGTTTAATATCTCAGAAACAGATGAGCCTAATGGTCTAGAGATTAGTTTTGCTGTAAAGCAATATGACTTTGCTGAATTTAGCAGTAAGTCTATGCGTATTTTTCACTATTTTAAGATGAAGCCAATTATTGAGGGTGGCGTACTCAATAATCTAAAAGATCACAAGTACAGTAATCGTAGTATTGTTTTGAGTGGTGATGGATGGAGAGTTTGTCGTCTAAATAACGATGCTAATTATTATCCCAATGTTCATCATCATATTGATAGTGGTATTGTGGCACTTATGGGTAATATTGCATACCCTGTTAAGGCTAGTCAGATTATTGGTGAGGATAAGCAGACCACTAATGATGCTATTCAGCGTTGGAATCGTGCTTTTCAAAAGGCCGATATCGACAGTTGGAAAAGTTTTGTTAATGAAATTATCAATCAGAACCTTTATCTGGAACTTGACTTTAGTATTGGCGAATTGGAAATGGATGTTTCCAGAGAAGGCTTACAGTATACTAAAGACGTAATTAAGACCTTGCGTGAAAAGACTCAAGAGATTTATCTTGAGATGAAGGAAGAATTTAGCAAGAAAATTTCTGCCGCTAAAACTAAGGTAGAAGCAATTACACTATATTATACCCTTAATGATCTTGCTGGAGGATGGGGTGTTGGTGCTGAGTGGACCGATAGTAATGGTAAGAAGCATAATATTAATTCTGGAACAGATCTAGAATATAAGATTGCTGCCGGAAAGAGTATGTACGTTTTTAACTATCGTACTGCTGGCTATCGTTCTCGCCGCATGGTTTATCAGACAAATAGTATTCATCACAATACTCTTACTGGTAAGGGAGAATACTATTGGAATAGCCAGAAAAAGACAGGCGAACTATCCTTCTTTGTTTGCGACATTAAAACAGAAGAAACAGCAAAGAAGATTGTTACTAGATATTGCAACGAGAAGAATTGCTTTGCATATCTAATGATTGATACCAAAGATCATACTAAAGTTGGTGAAGGTTTTGATGATCTTATTACTGATGTTGGTTCTCATAATATCAAGAAGGTTTCAGATTACAAAGACCTTATTAAGAATAATGGTCCTCGTAAGTCTAGCAATAGAGGTTCTACTGGCGTTATTAGTGATCAAGATGTATTCTTTATTTATGGTCAATCTAAGAATAGTGGAACAATTTCTTCTGTTTATAACGATGCGACATATCTGCGTACTCTCACAGAATCTGAACTAGAAGATTTTGAAGATAGTACGGATATTGTTTATGTGCCCATTACGCGATATAGTAGCGATAGTGGCTATCCATCATTAATGGGCTTAAACAAGATTATCTCTGATAGTTCTTTGTCTACTATGGTCAAAGAATTGTTTGGATCAGTCAAAATATATGCTATTAAGAGTAACTTTGTTAAGAAGTTGCAGAACAGTGGATATAATATGATTGATTTTAATAAGTTTTTCAAGACTCAACTAAAGAAATTGGCAAGCGGCACATTTGGTCAAATGGCCGAATACAATAGTCTGGTTCAGTTTTGCAAAAACGAAGATGCTAAGATGAGCAAAGACAGTGGATATGGATATGGGTCTATGGAGAAACAGTTTGTGTTCCATATGCTAAATATTTTTGGTCTAGATTATAGTAAGCATCTAAATAACAAAGATTTGACCGATGCTATAGATCATTGTCTGGTCATAGAGTTTTTTGCTGATACTGTTCATCGTTCTAATTTTGATATTGCTCGATTTACTCAGAAAGAGTATTTTGATCATATTACCAAACTACTAAATAAGATCGGTATCACCAGTATTGATAGTAAAAAGATCAAAGATAGTAATATTGCATACAATACTCTGAGTCGTGCAATTGAACACACTATGTACAATTCGCTAGATCATGATGTTGTTTCTGAATGTCTGGAAATTATTAAGCCAGATATGACCAAGAAGCATACTCTGCCAAAGATTAGTGATATTAAAAATCTAATCAAGATCGGGCTTGACAACAACCCGATACTGAAGTATATTGTTGGTAGTCACAGCGTTAGTGGTAATCTTAGGGATTTGCAATTGTCTAACGATCCTGTTTCTCAACTGCAAGAACGAAATTACTATTATAGAAATAGCAACAAGCCTTGGCTGGCAACTCTAAGTGATGTGGATTCTCTTAGAAAGCAAATTGGTAGTTTGGTTAAGTAATCACAGGAAACTAAGGAGATTTATAATGAGTGTTCCATTTATGTTTGTTGACGGTAATTTGACTCTTGTTCTTAACAATAAGAGTTATCAGGTGTTGCCAGATCATCTAAACTATAAGATGATTCTGGAAGTTCTACCTACTGCTAGTGCAGATGAACTGCTAGAGATGGTGGATATTCAAAAGGCCGTGACAGTTTATAGTCAGGGTCTTGTGGAGATCAAGGAAGGTCGTGTTCTTTATGATAACGAAGAAGTACATGGTAGTATCAGTAAGCGTATTCTTGAGTTTATGAGCAAGGGTCTGCCATTTCAGCCTCTTGTTAATTTCTTGAATAACTTGATGGATAATCCTAGTATGCAGAGTCAGCAGGAACTATATGATTTCCTAGAGCATGAGCATCTGCCAATTACTGAAGATGGTCATTTTCTAGCATATAAGGCTGTTCGGTCAGATTATATGGACAAGTATGCTGGCAAGTTTCGTAACAAGGTTGGCGATATTTGTAAGATGACTCGTTCAAAGGTTGATGATAATCGTAGTGTGGGATGTTCTCAGGGACTTCATGCTGGGGCATTGAATTATGTTGCGTCTTATGGTAATGTAGATGCTGGTGATAAGATCGTGATTGTTAAGATCAATCCTAAAGATGTAGTGAGTGTTCCTAGTGATTGTAATCATGAGAAACTTCGCACCTGCCAATATGAAGTTGTTGGAGAGTATCAGGGCGAATTGCTCAAGCCTCTTTACTCTGCTAATTTTAATGAAGATGATTATAATGATGATGAAGACGAGTATGATAATGACTATGATTGGGGATGGAATGACGATGAAGAAGATATAGATGATGATTTTTATGCTGAACAAGAGGATGAAGAGGACTACGACGATCAATATTGATCGTTGGAGGAAGATGGTCCGCTGGGCGGATACTAGTTAAAGAGCGGTTCGATTCCGTTACCATCTTTTAAGGACTTATATACAATGCACGAAGATTATGATGATCATGACTATGATGATGAGGACTACTATGATTATGATGATAATGACCAGTATGATCCTTACAAGTTTTATTTCAAGTTTGATGTGGGTGCAGACTCACCAATATCAGATATGATTAATAAATGGTTTAATCTTAGTCAAGACTCTTTCAATGGATTACACTGGTATAGTTTTCCAACAAATATTGATGGTTGGCCTGTAATTAAGTTTCCTGTGAGTAGTTGGAATCCCAATACTGGCAAGGATAATTCCTTCCAGTATTTGGGGTCCAATTATCAAGGATCACCCATATGGAAAAAAAAGTATTTCGTATATAATCCTCTAAATATAGAGTATAAATTACATTTACAGCAACACGCTACACATTTTATACAACAACCGACATATTACAAAGGAATGTTTGATATACTCAACTAAGGAAAAATTATGAGCGAATGGTTTGTAGTTAAAGACAAAGATCATTTAATAGAATCAACCAGAATATTAGTATTTAATAGTTTTGGTAATACAGAATCTAATGTTAAACTAAGTATTAATTCACAAGACCAAGAAGAATTAGATACTATATTATCTTTCAATGAAACTGAAAATATTATGATGCCACATTTGCGTAAGCAAAGAAATAAACGCACCAACGCAGAAAGATATCTATTAGAAGATAAGCAATATCAAGAAATCATTCAATTACTTGGATCTCGTATGGTTAGTAATATTCTACATGGTCTAGTAAAGAAGGGACTAGTAGAATCAGCATTTGATACTGAATGTAATGATTTTATTTTTTGGGTGCCAGACTTGGAAAAGGGCTTAGAGTCAAATGAAGAAAACAAACCAGAAACCGATTGAACACGATGTACACCTAAAATATTTGTGTAAGAAGTGTGGTCAAATTCATTGGCTATCTCTTAAAGAGTCGTCTACCAAACACTTTAAAATTGTTTGTGACTGTGGTAATATTTTTGGAGTAAAGCGAACATCCAGAATCAAGATTCTGTATTCTAAAGTTTCCAAAACTTCTACAACCACTAAATCACCACCTACTTCAACTCCACAACCTATTCCCGACTCTTTATTGTCACAAGGAATTGGTGTGTTGTTGCCCTATGGCTTTACAAAAAAAGAAGCCAGTGAACTGTTAGAGAAAACGTATATGCTGCATCCTACACAGGATATAGCGTCTTTGGTTAAAGAATCATTATCTTCATTAAGGAACTAATTATGGCAAACTATCTTAGACCATCATCTTTTGACGAAGTAATCGGCCAAGGCGATACTATCAACCGTCTAAAAATCATGGTGAGAGGCTGTTTAAAATCTGGAGGGGTGCTACCTCATGTTTTAATTGACGGGCCTCCTGGCCTTGGTAAAACGACAATAGCGGGTGCTATAGCGAACGAGTTGGGGGTCAACTTGTATACGCTCAATGCGGCCAATATCCGTAGCATCAAGAACATCCTTCCGTATTTAATGAGCATATCTCCACGATCAGTATTGTTTATTGATGAGATTCATAGACTGCCTAAGATTGTAGAAGAATTTCTATATCCAATCATGGAGGATTTTGTTCTTAGTATTACTGTGAAAGATGATAATGATAAAGAACAACCAACAACTATTGATCTTCCGGCCTTTACATTGGTAGGAGCAACAACTAGCGGTGGCAGTTTGAGCCAGCCTTTCTATGATCGTTTTATCATTAAAGAACATCTATCTTTTTATAACCTGAGTGAGTTAGCCAAACTAGCAGGATTGACAGCAAACAAACTCGGACTAATGATAGACGACTATAGTCTTGAGCAAATTGCTATGAGGAGTAAAGGTACTCCTAGAATTTTGCAAAGTAGGTTGCACTGGTATAGGAATTATATCATGTGTGAAAAAGATACTAAGAATGATATTGATGCTATTTTTCAACTACAGGGTATAGATAGTCAGGGATTAGATGTATATGATAGATTGTACCTAGATATTTTGCGTAAGGCTAAAGGAAATCCTTTAGGATTGAAAACCATATCTTCTATGACAGGAATAGCCATAGAGACTATTGAAAATAGTATTGAGCCTTATCTTGTAAGAGCTGGATTTATTCAGCGCACACCAAAAGGAAGAATTATAGTAAAATAGAGACTATATAATAGTATTAATAATTCAAAGAATAGCTAAATATAACATATCGGTGTATTATATTATGCGATTTTTGTTTCACGATAATGGAGTATTCCACCATGAAACGCATAATATTACTATGGTTATTTTTGATATGCTCAATTTCTTATGGTGGTACTGGTAGTCCCGACACGCCAGATGATAAATATGTAGATTATGGCAAAAAATTTACATCAGTAGTAAGAATTTGTGGTTCATATAAAAATAATCCACAAGAACAATACTGTGGATCAGCGGTGATTATTAGTCCTCACTATATTGTGACTGCTGCTCATGTTGTCAGGGGTTCTAGGTCTTGTCATATAGTATTAAATAATAAAAACTATGAAATTACTCAAGTTGTCGCCCACCAAGACTTTGAAAAAGATACTTTAGATAGTGCTGATATTGCAGTAGGGTATAGTAAGGAACCTATGAACCTAGACTCTTATCCTGAACTTTATACTGAACAAGACGAAAAAAATAAGTCATGTGCATTATCTGGATTTGGTTTTGCTGGTAATTTTAATAGTGGTGCAACATTTAGTGACGGTGAAAGAAGAGCTGGTACTAATGTAATAGATTATGTAAATAAGGGGCTATTATTTTGCTCTCCATCAAAACCCCAAGAAAAAAACACAACTAGATTAGAATTTCTAATTGCTAGTGGAGATAGTGGTGGTGGTCTTTTTATAGGTAATAAATTAGCTGGTATTCATTCATTTATTTTTGCAGATAAAAACCTAAGTCAGATTATCTTACTGAATCAGCACACACTAGAATTAGTAAGTATGCGGATTGGATTAAGGAAAACATGAAATGAAACGCAATGATTATTCTCTATTACCATATACTAGACAAGATATATATGGATTATCTCCAAAAGTTAGTCAAATTTTAGGGTGGGAAATTATTCAGTTTGATATTGTTGAGCAATGGAAGTATTGTAGTGGTGATGATGTTATTGTGGCGGTGATAGATACTGGTTGTGATTTAGATCATCCAGATTTATCTAAAAATTTATTACAAGGAATTAATCTTATAGACTCTAAAAAAGACCCAATAGACGATAATGGTCATGGCACTCATGTGTGTGGCACTATAGGAGCATCTCATAATAGTATAGGCATGGTTGGTGTAGCGCCAAATACCAAAATTTTACCTATAAAAGCATTAGATGGTGCTGGATCTGGTAGTAATAAAGATATTGCAAGAGGTATAGTTTATGCTGCTGATAGGGGATCGAATTTGATTGCTATGTCTTTAGGTTCTCCAAATTTTTCTCAAGCTCTGTATGATGCAATAATTTATGCTACTAAGAAAAATAGTATTATTTTTTGTGCTGCTGGTAATGCTGGAGAAAATACTCCAATCATGTATCCAGCAAAACATAAAGAGACCATAGCAATAGGCTCTATTGATCGTAACCTGAATAGATCAACATTTACTTGTAAGGGTGAAGAATTAGATTTTTTATGTCCAGGACAAGATATATTTAGTTGTGTACCAAATAATACATATGCTATTATGAGTGGAACTAGCATGGCTAATCCATTCGCTGTTGGTTGTGCCTCATTAGTATTGTCTTTTTATAAATCACAAAAGCAAGAACATAAACTTTCTTCTAAAGAAGACTATATTAATTTATTCAAACAAATGAGTAAGAGTCTGAAAAATAGCAAATATGCGGGAAAGAAAGAGTATGAAGGATATGGTATAATATACCCAAGTATAGGTAATATTACTGCCCCACCTGCATAATTAATAGTAGCAAATCTTTGCCCTGTCAAGTGCTTATTTTTTAAGTTGCCGACTTGACTTCGGGCATGGCAAGTGTTATAAGTATGTATCAGATGAAACAAACAATGAACTACGACGATAACAATAAACCTAACAAAAGAAAAAGAAATCCAGCAAAAAAGAGCACTAAGCACTTTTTTGATGATGATCAATTTCTCAAACAAAAAATCAATAAGGACTTTAAGCAAAGGAAAAAATCCATCGTAGAAGACGATGATGATTGGAAAAATTGGAATAATGAACAATACGAATAATATTCATTATGTATTTGGTTTACGTCCAGATTTTGGTGGCAAACCTTGGTCTTATTGTCATTATTTATCAGTAAAATCTGCTGCTACTATCAATTCAGGCAGTAATATCTATTTCTGGCATGAACATGAGCCAGAAGGAGAATGGTGGGATAAAAGTAAACAATACCTCATACTAAAACCAATAAAAGCTCCCACATCTATATTTGATAGACCACTATTACACCATGCACATAAGGCGGATGTAATTAGGCTATTAGCATTAAAAGAATTTGGTGGAACCTATATTGATAGCGATGTGATTTGTCTCAAGCCATTTGATACAATACAACATTGTGGCTTTTGGGGAGGCAAGCAGTATGACTATGGATTATGTAATGCGACTATGGGAGGATGTAGTGGGGCCTTATTTATTGATTTATGGTTAGACACATTCAAAACTTTCAGAAGCCAAGGTTGGGACCAATACTGGGATGAACACGCAGTCAAGATTCCGAGACAACTATCACAAATATATCCTAATTTAGTAACAGTTTTAGATCAAGAACTTTTTTTCTGGCCCTTTTGTCATCAAATAAAAGATATCTTTGAGAGTGATAAACCCAAATATCTACAAAGATCATATTCAGTACATTTATGGGAAACAATATCTTGGAACTGGCTGAGTCAATTAACTCCAGATACTATAAATCGAAATAGTGAATTAGGAATTATTCTACAAGAAAATAATATTATATGATACGCAAAATTAAAACATTCTTGAAATCCTTATTATTTCATATTCATGCTGGTTTACCAAAAAGTAGTCAGGCAGAAATTAATCGCAGATATGATATTTGTATAAGTTGTGATAGTTTTGACACTGTTCATTCTCAATGCAAACAATGTGGATGTAATATTAATAATAAGAAAATGTTTATGAATAAATTAGCGTGGGCAGACCAAAAGTGTCCTCTTAATAAGTGGTGAAATATGAAAACAGCTCAAACTCAATATCATAAAAGTAAAATTAATTATGTGCGTGGCAATCTATTTGATTATGCTCATGATTATACCAAACAGGGTAATAGAGGGTGCAGCGTTATAGTACCTCATGTGTGCAATAACTCTAATGCTTTTGGTGCAGGTTTTGCTGGTGTATTAGGCGACAAATATCCTATAGTTAAAGAAAACTATCACCTTTTAGGTTCAACATTTTTAAAGAATAATCTTGGATATGTGCAGTTTGTTGAGGTTAGTAAAGATAATACTTATGGCCACAAACTAATATTTGCGAATATGATTGCTCAGAATGGTTTAATTTCTAAGACTAATCCTAGACCGCTAAATTATTATGCATTATGCAAAAGCATGAGTAATGTATATCGTTATATTACAACTAACTTTTCTTCTGATAATAAAGTTGAAATTCATGCTCCAAAATTTGGTAGCGGTTTGGCTGGTGGTAATTGGAAATTTATTGCTGATCTAATAGACGACATATGGTCAAATTATCCAGTATTCGTATATGAGTACAAATGATACCAGATAATATTATTATATATCTACTAGTAGTTCTGAATATTATACTGGTGGCTCTTGGGTATTTATTAGGCAGATTACATAATGGTAATACAGACTATGTTTATAGTATCGGTAACAAAAAGAACAATTCAACAGCACCATCCAAAACACCTATACAAATCAATGAACAAAAATTTGTGACTGATATTAAAACAGACAATATAGAGAAAAAATTTGAAACCTTGGGTGATACTAAAACAAGTGAAGAAAACATATCATCAGCAATCAATAAACTAAAGAATATGAAAGGGTGAAATTATGGCAATCGGATTAGACGTTGGTACAAGTTATATTGTGGCTTCTAGAGAAAATAATGGCAATGTGGAATATAAGGACTTTAGAGACGCTTTTTATATTATTAAGCCAACAACACCAGTAGCCACCAAAATGATTGAGAAAGGACTATCTGGTAAGATTTTCATTAAGGATAGTGATGGTTCTTTTATTATTCTTGGTAAAGACGCTTTAGAAAAAGCTATAGAAAGAAATGATACGGCTAAACGCCCAATGTATCGTGGAGTAGTTTCAGCCAAAGAAAAAGACGCTAAAAGAATTCTAGCTTTTATTCTTAAAGAAGTTGTTGGAACAGCCTCAGAACCCAATGAACCACTAGTTTTCTGCGTTCCTGCACAACCAGTTGATCAAGATGATGAAGATTTTGATGTTGGATATCATGAAGATGTAGTAAAGACTGTGCTAGCAGAATGTGGCTATAATGCTCGTGCTATTAATGAAGCAGAAGCTCTGTGTTATGCGGAACTAGAATCCGATGATTATACTGGCATTGGAATAAGTTGTGGAGCAGGAATGACGAATGTTTGTGTGATGCTTAACGGCGAGCCAACTGTGGTTTTTAGTACCACCAAGAGTGGCGATTGGATTGATCGTATGAGTGCCGTAGCCACAGGAGAAACGGACAGTGTTGTTCAGGCTGAAAAAGAGGGCGGCGATTTTAAAATTGGCGAACCAAATGATAATCCTGTGTTGTCCGCAGTTTCAGCATATTATGAAAGATTAATTGACTATACAACCAAGCAACTATCTGCTGCACTATCTAATCATAAATCATTACCCAAATTTAAAAATCCCATTAAAATTGTGATTGCTGGGGGAACATCACAAGCAAAAGGATATATTAGTAATTTTCAAATGAAACTGAACGACAATGGTTTTCCATTACAAGTTAAAGAAGTGGTTCACGCTAATGATCCACTCCATGCGGTATCGAAGGGTTGTCTGATAGCATCAAAGGCTCTATCATAATGACAGAGATCTTATTAATATTTTTTATAGTTTTGGGTTTGAGTGTTGGTATTTTAGATTCGTTTCGTAAACTAGAAAATAATACAACTATTATTAAGCATTCTAGCATATTTAATTACTGGCTAGGGAAATAAAATGACTGATATAGAACAAATCATACTTGTAACAAAACCATATCAAGAATCTTACGAAGAGAAAGTAAGATCAGGACAACAATTTTTATCTAATCAAAATATAATATTTACAGGACTTGTGAGAGATGCTGAAACTGTTTTAGAAAAGAATATTTCTAAACTTGAGAATTTTGCTCGGAAATACTGCCATAGCTATAAAATAGTTTTATATGAAAATGATTCTATTGACAATACAAAAAATATACTAAAAACTTTATCTATTCAGAATCCAAACATACATATCATATTAGAGACTTTGTCAAGACCTAAGTTTGGCCCAGTGAAAGACAAAAGTAGAACAGAAGCACTAGCCGAATATCGTAATAAATGTCAATCATTGATTAAGTCTCAATATCCTGATACAGATTTTATTATAACAATAGATTTGGATTTTCAAGACTTTAGCGAAAATGGTTTATTTAATTCTTTTGGTTGGCTACAAGAAAATGCTGATATAGGAGGTATGTCAGGTAATAGTTTTGCATTAAGGTCACTTTTTAATCAGTCGCAAGCTTTATGGAATTATGATAGTTGGGCTTATCGTGGATCGTGGTGGGAAGATACCACACGATTTAACAATTCACCTTATCAAACTTATGATAGTTCATTATGGTTTGGATTATGGCTACCACCAAGAGGATCAACGCCATTTAAAGTTAATAGTGCATTTGGTGGATCTTGTATATATCGCTCAAAATATTATTTTAATGGAATTTATGGTGGACAAGATTGTGAGCACGTAGTATTCCATTATAATTTATATCAACAAAATAATTTTAATTTATATCTAAATCCATCACAAATTATGCTATTATCAATGTAAATCAATACGGAACATAAAATGTTTGTTATAAAAAAATGGGGTTATGAATTTTGGATTGAAAATAATAATAAATATTGTGGTAAACATTTACATATAATACCAACCAGATTTTGCTCGGCACATTATCATAAAAATAAACAAGAGACATTTTATGTCATAAATGGTGAATTATTATTAGAATACTCATCAGATCAAAGTATAGAAACTTGGCAATATGGGGTTAAACATAAAAAGATATTGAAGTCAGGCGATTCTTTTACTATCATGCCAAATATTGTACACAGATTTTCTAGTAATCTTAATACCCCTTGTGATTTTATAGAAATTTCTACATATCATAGTGATGATGATGTTTATAGGATTATAGAAAGTTTCTAATGATCTATTATATAGATATCGATAATACTATATGTCATACCATTGATAGTAATTATTGGAGGGCTAAGCCCCTAAAAGATAGAATTACTAAAATCAATAATCTCTTCCATGCGGGACACACAATAATATATTGGTCTGCTAGAGGATCACATTCTGGTAAAGATTGGTATGATTTTACAGATCAGCAACTTAATGACTGGGGATGCCTAAGACATAAGCTAGTTCTACAAAAGCCAGCATATGATATATTTATTGATGATAAAGTTATAAATACAAAGGACTTCTTTGAATAATGAAACATATAGCAGTTATTGGAGAAGTATGTACTGATGAATATATATTTGGTCAATGTGATAGAGTGTGTCCAGAAGCTCCATCATTATGCTTTAATCACAATAATAAGAAACATACAAATGTAGGTATGGCTGGTAATGTTTATAGTAATTTAGTGTCGCTCAATAACAATAGTTATCTATTTAATATAGATTTAATAGCACCAGTATCGGACATTATAAAAAGAAGATTTGTAGATACTAGATATAACAGTGTAGTATTTAGAGAAGATATTAATGATAGTGTATCAAAAATAGATTTACATAAATATGTTTTTAATCAGTATGATTGTATTGTTTTTGCGGATTATTGCAAGGGCTTTTTATTAGAATCAGATATACAATATATTTGTGAACAAAAAAAGAATACTTGTATTACGTTTTTAGATACTAAAAAACAACTTAAAAGTCTAGCTCCTTATATTAATTTCATAAAAATTAATCATCTTGAATACAAGAATAATATGCAATATTTAGATATTATTACTGAATATGCAAAATTAATAGTGACATACGGCGAAGAAGGAGCAAAAGCATTTACAAAAACAGATGTCAAACACTATCCTTCTAAGAAAGTAATTTTAAGAGACGTTTGTGGTGCTGGTGATACATTTTTAGCAGCATTAGTATTTAATTATTTGGATACAAATAATATAGATATGGCTATAAATTTTGCTAATACTTGCGCATCAAAAGTAGTCTCACAAGTTGGTGTGGCTACTATATGACAACAGTTTGGACGAATGGATGTTTCGATATCCTACATATAGGACATATCGAATTGTTTAAATACGCTAGATCTTTAGGGGATCAACTAATTGTTGGTATTGATAGTGATAATAGGGTTCGATCCCTAAAAGGCACATCTCGACCAATTAATAATCAAGAATATAGAAAACAACTATTAAATAGTATTAAATATATAGATAATGTTGTGATTTTTAATTCTGATACTGAACTAAAGGAAAATATTAAGATATTTCATGTTGATATGATAGTTATTGGTGATGATTATAAAGATCGATATGTAATAGGATCTGAATTAGTGAAGAATATAATTTTTATGCCAAAAATTTTAAATATATCAACCACATCTATTTTAGAAAGAATACATTCAGATGCATGATCTTGATATTATCCATAACTTCTATAAAGATATCAATAAAAAAGTATCTTATCCTATTGACTTTCAAAACTTTACACTTATTAATGCCAATACTGGCATTGGTGATGCCCTATCTTTATATATTATAGACTCACCTATAAAAGACAATAATATTAAAGTAATAGTTCAACATCCTTCGATAGTTCAAGAATTAGCACAATATAACAATTATATACCAACAATTAATCATCAACATAATTGGTATAGTAGTATAATAAGCGTATTAGATATTCAATTATACTCTAATTTTGGTGGTCATTTTTTACAAAAAAATCAACAATTTCTAGGCTTAGATACTGATATAATACCGAGACCTAAATTAGTATCTAGTGCTCAAATAGAATCTAATAAAGTTGTTATGACTTTTGACAAAGGAATTGTGCATCAACAACATATACATCCTAGAGCTAGAATTATATACGATGAATCAAAACAAATTATTCAAACATTTATTAATAATCATAAACATCAATATCGTTTTGTGGAAGTTGGTAAGTATTCTTTAGGTCTTGATAATGTAGAAAATAAAACTAATATAGGTATACGCGGCACGGCAGATGAAATAGCGTCATGCGAATATTTTTTTGGTAATCATAATGGATTAATGCATATCGCAGCAGGTTTAGAAAAAAAATCTATTATTATTGTGAATTTTCCTAGTGCCAAAGATATTATCTTACCGTGTCTCAAAAAAGTAAATATACCAGATATTGATTGGTTATATCCACAAAACACACATCTGCATCAAGATAATGACGGCCTATTAGTCAAGAAACTTACATATGAAAACATACAAAAGGCATTTAATGGTGAAATATATCCATTTTTTCAAAATAATTATATTTTTAATACCTTTCAAAATTTAATGAGTTAATTATGTCTAATGAAACTAAAAAAGCGTCTAATAGAAGGAAAAATACTTGGTTATATAATAAAATATTCTCAGGTTATGGTATAGATATAGGCTGTGGATCGGATATACTGAATAAAGAACAAGAATTTCCAAATATTATTCAAGTGGATCCTTTTGATATAGAGCATGGAGATGCTCAATATATAAATCAATTTGTTCACAATCAATATGATTTTGTGTATAGTTCTCAATGTTTAGAGCATATGTATGATCCTTTTATTAGTATTAAAAACTGGTGGTCGATAGTCAAACCAGGAGGGTATTTGATTTTAAGCGTTCCAGATGAAGACCTGTACGAGCAAGGGATTTTCCCTTCTAGGTGGAATAATGATCATAAATGGACTTTTTCTATCAATAAAAAGAACAGTTGGAGTAAAAAACATATAGATATATTGTATTTAATATCCTCATTAAATAATTTTTCCATAATAAAAATAGAGCTGATAGATACTAATTACGACTATTCTATTGTAAATACTGATCAAACAAGAAGTGATGCCGAAGCTTTTATTGAAGTTATACTAAAAAAGGAAAATAACAAATGCATATAAAATTTAATTCAGAAGACTATGAAAAAATTATAGAAATAGCAGATTCGTTTTGTAAAGACATAACCGATCAGTTTGGTTGTGATATAGCAGAAATTCATTTGCTTATATATAAGCTTATAAGCACTTTAAAACCAAAAACATATGCGGAAATAGGCTCTCATGCTGGCAGGTCCGCTTTTTTTGCAAGCGTAGCCAGTTCAGAATTTGAAACTGAAATATATTGTTTTGACAAACCCAATGCCGGTTGGGGAGGAGTTCCAAATACACAGCTTTTTTTAGAAAAGACCCTTAATACAGTAGCTCATAACAGATATCAAATATATTATGGAGATTCTCATAGTGACCTTATAAAAGAAAAAATAAAAGAAAAAATATATGATTTATTTTTAATAGATGGAGATCATTCACCGGATGGTATGATGGCGGATTTTGCTGTTGTTTGGGAAAATGTTAGGTCTCAAGGTTTGATTATTATAGACGATTTGTTTCATCATCCAGATCTCGATGTTGCTTTTGATAAAATAATTTTAGATTATAAAATTGATACATATATAAAATATATAAATAGCGATGCTATTGATTACAGTAGAATACTGCATAGAGGAGTCGGGATAATTCAAAAACCATAAACCTAAAATAAAAAAAGAAAGATTATTGAAATTAGAATCTTACGTTGCTGCTTTGCGGGGATCTGCTAAAATAATGAGGATATTGGGTTTGAGACTGACTTATGCATTTCAAAATTTATTTGAGCATACTAGTGGGCTAATTAAAATAACGAATGATGAATAGACTAAACAATCAAAGAGTTTATCTGGCTGGTGCTATGGATAGGGTAGCAGATAGAGGCTCCACATGGAGAGATAATATTACGCCTTTCCTAGAAAATATTGGAGTTATAGTATTTAACCCAATCAAAAAACCAACAGACATAGGATTAGAAGATAATGATAGTCATGCTGTTAAAACTAAACTAAAACAGCAACGACGATATGAAGAACTATCATCTATGATGAAAACTATTCGTAGTGTGGATCTACGATTAGTTGATATTAGTGATTTTCTGATAGTTAATCTTGATTTGGACGTTCACCCATGCGGCACATATGAAGAAATGTTTCTTGCAAATCGTTCAAAAAAACCTATAATTATTCATGTAGAGCAAGGTAAGGAACATACACCGGATTGGCTCTTTGGAACCATTCCTCATCAAATGTTTTTCTCAAACTGGAAAGATATAGAACATTACCTAACTCATATCAATAGCGATGAAAATATAGATACCTATAATCGTTGGCGATTCTTTAATATGTAATTATATGCAAAAACTAATTAACGAAATAAAACTAGATTTTGATGATGTTTTGATTAGACCAAAAAGGTCCACACTCAACAGCAGATCAGAAGTTGATTTATCAAGAACCTTCAAGTTTGCACATTCTCCTAGAGAATTAACTTGTGTGCCGATTATGGTTGCTAATATGGATACTGTTGGAACAGTAGGTATGGCTAAGTCATTAACACAACATAAAGCGATAACCTGTTTACATAAGCATTATGACTCAGACACTCTGATTAAGCTATTTACTTTAAAACCATCTACTGAGCTGATATGGTATTCTACAGGAACTTCTCAAAAAGATTTATCAAAACTAGAAGGGGTTTTTTATACTATCAGAGCAAGTGGTGGGTATATTCCTAATGTGTGCTTGGATGTGGCAAATGGATATACAGAACAATTTGTCAAAACTGCCGCACACTTACGCAAATCTTTTCCAGAAATTATTTTAATGGCTGGGAATGTGGTTACTCCAGAAATGACTGAAGAACTTATTCTTCATGGCAAAGTTGATATAGTCAAGGTTGGTATAGGCTCAGGTAGTGTTTGCACCACACGTTTAAAAACGGGCGTGGGATACCCTCAATTGAGCGCTATAATGGAATGCGCCGACGCTGCTCATGGTCTAAAAGGTCATTTATGTAGCGATGGAGGATGTAAAATTGTTGGAGATATTTGTAAGGCATTTGGTGGTAATAGTGATTTTGTAATGCTTGGTAGTATGTTTGCTGGAGCGGATGAGTGTGAGGGAGAATGGGAATATGAATATCGCGGAGCCATAATTAATAACGACAACACTGTACTCTGTGAGTGGTGGCAGCCGAACGATCCTGGTTCACAAACAGAAAAAAGAAAAAAAACGTTTAAGTATTATGGAATGAGCAGTAAAAACGCGATGGACAAACACCATAATGGAGTAGCAGATTACAGAACAGCAGAGGGTAAATGTGTTACTGTTCCATATAAAGGACCAGCATCAGAAATTATACAAGATATCTATGGTGGCTTAAGAAGCGCATGCACATATATTGGAGCAAATAATATAAAAGATTTTGGCAAAAAAACAACATTTATACAAGTTAATAACACTCATAATAAGGTATATGAAAAATGAATATTTTTTCTCCAGTTAGTGCGCATACAGGATATGGTTTAGTTGGATATAATATATGGAAACATATCTATAATCATAGTCCTGAGAAGACCACATTATTTTTACAAGGACAAGGTAGTTTTGAACAAAATTGGGATATATCTGCCTTAAAACAAAGTATTGATAATAGAATTCATTTTAATAAAGATGCTCCATGCTTTAAGCTATGGCATGGTAATGACTTATTTACTAGAACTATTGGTAATTCTAAGTATGGAGTATTGTCATTTTTTGAAATTGATAAACTAACTCCTATAGAAAAAGTAAGCTATAATAGTGCTGATATTATTATGATGCCATCATTATGGGCAAAAAATGTCTTAGAAAATAATGGTGTGACCAAACCAATAGTAGTTATACCACAAGGCGTAGATACCACTATTTTTAATGGACTAGTTTCGCCTCCAGATAAAGAAACCAGAAACACATTTGTCTTTTTAAATGTAGGCAAGTGGGAAGTACGTAAAGGTCATGATATATTAGTAGATATGTTTAATAATGCTTTTAATGAAGAAGATGATGTGGAATTATGGATGATTAATCATAATCCTTTTTTAAATAATGAACAAACTAAACAGTGGGGTGAATTATATTCGTCATCTAAATTGGGTTCAAAGATTAGATTTTTTCCACGACTACCAGATCAAGCAACATTGTCTAAAGTTATGTCATATGCTGATTGTGGAATATTTCCATCAAGAGGAGAAGGATGGAATAATGAAGCTTTAGAGATGATGGCAATGAATAAACCAGTTATTATCACAAACTATTCGGCGCACACACAGTTTTGCAATAAAGATAATTCATATTTAATTGATATTCAAGAAACAGAGTCTGCATTTGATAATATGTGGTTTCATGGCGAAGGTAATTGGGCCACAATTGGTCCTGATCAAATAGACCAAAGTATAGAACATATGAGATATGTCTATAAAAATAATATTAGAACAAATCCTAGTGGACTACAAACAGCACAAGATCATTCTTGGACTAAAACGGCCAATAGCATCATATCTACTATGTATAGTTAATTGGTGTAATCAAATTAAATAGGAGATACTATATGCCAATACCAAAAAGAAAACAAAACGAAGACAAAAACACTTATGTGTCTCGTTGCATGGGTAATGAGACGATGAAAAAGGACTATCCAGACTCAAAACAAAGAGTAGCCATCTGTTTAGGACAAACACGCACAAAAAGTAATCTCATAGAAGAAGTTCATGATGAGCTTTTTGCTAAAAATTGTTCATGGGATGATGAGTGGGATGAGTTTGTATGGGAAGTAGAAGCTAAAGAGATTTTTGATGAAGAAGGCAAGAGTTTAGGATCAGAATATCAGGGGAGAAAAGTAACACTAAATAAGCCCTTTAGAACACCAGATGGTCCAAAGAAATTTGCTGTTTATGTAAAAAATGAAAGTGGTAATGTTGTGATTGTACGTTTTGGTGATCCTAATATGAAAATCAAGAAAAATATTCCAGAGCGTAGAAAAAGCTTTAGGGCTCGACACAATTGTGATAATCCGGGTCCAAAATTTAAAGCCCGATATTGGGCTTGTAAGTCATGGTAATAAAAAAATAAGGAGAATAACTATGTCTGAACGCATCAAAGATATTTTAAATTCTGTTAATGAAACTCTTCATAACACAAAATCTCAAGATACTGACTTTACTGAAGTTGAAGAAATGGAAGTTGAAAGTCCAGAAATGGAATTGATGGAATATAAAAACGATTTTTATCAAATGAGTGTTGGTGCCATAAAATCAATTGCCACACACGCAAATGTTATCCTACAAGCATTAGATAATCCTAGCGTAAAGGAAGCCTTGACAGAAAGCTGGCTACAGGGTAAAATCGCCGTGACCGAAGATTATATGATCACGATCCACAATTTTGTCATGTTTGGTAAAACAGAAACCGATACTGAAGGTAGCGTTTCTGAACACGCCACAAATGGCGATAAACCTGGACTGTGGGATAATATTCGTAAGAAAAAGGAAAAGATGGGCAAAAATTATCGACCAGCTAAACCTGGAGATAAAGATAGACCCGATCCAGAACAATGGAAAAAATTAACTTAGTAGTTAATTAGTATAAATACTAGGACTCTTATTAAGGATTAAATAAAACATGATAGATATTGTATCTGTTGGTAATCAAAAATTATCTTATAAAGACCATGCTGATATTCAATTTGAGTCTTTACCATTCTATTTAGAATTAGCACAAAAAGCCATATCTAAATTTGGTAAGAACTTTTCTGCAAATATTAGCAAGGAAATGTTGAGAAGTGAGGACGCTATAGCGTCGGTAGCAAACTGTATAATGATGGCAGATTGGAGATGGGATAAAGATCGGAAGGGAGATTCTGGTTTACAAAAAACTAAATATTCTTATAGAAATCAGTGCGCTATTTGGGCAATCAAAAGCTATATCAGCCGTAAGAAGAATAAAAAGAGTAAAAGAGGTATCGAGATCAATGGCTGCTATGATAGCGAACAAGATTACTCATTATTAGATATCTTATGTATTGAAAATGAATGTCCAGTTGAAACACTACAAAATAAAGAAGAAGATCAAAATCTTAAAAATTATTTTAAGCAAATATTAGATCCTAACAATAAATTGCTCTCAGAAAGACAGTCTCAATATATCAAAATGTATTATTTTGAGAATAAGACATTTGCTGAAATCGGCAAAAGGTTTTCTGTAACCAGAGAGGCCGTAAGACAAGGTATCAAAAAGGCAATTATAAAAATTAAGGAGGTTAGCGAAGCACATGCCTAATGTTAAAATATTATTGAGTGTTATTAGTGCGGAACCAACAAGAAATGAAAAATACGTCTTATCTTCAACAGATCATCAAATAATATTCCCATCATTTGAATTAGTATCTGGTGATAAGATTGAAGATGAAATTATAAATTTTTTGGGTAATTTTTTTGGACCACTAGCCCTGAAAGGCCACGCCTCCAGTTTAGGATTGTTGAGTGTGAATCATCATAATGTTCAAAATCTGCTAGACTGCAAAAATACCATATATATACTATATGGTTTAGTAACTCATAAACTACCAATTTATAATTCTGGTGTGGTATGGAAATCTTTTAATTTTTTAGATCTATCTATACCAAATGAACTAGCAATTATTGGTGAAACTATCAGATTAGGATTTTAAATGATATTAAGCATATTCAAAAAAATATTTAATAAAAAATCACAAAAAATTACTAAATTAGAATTTAATCTTGATGATAGTATAATCAATACAATCTTTTATCATTATGACGAAACCACTGAGGATGCCCATAAAATAGCTAACATAATTTATGCTTTAAATACAGGATTATTATCAAAACAAATTATAGATAGTATAATTAGTCTGAAAACTAATAATAAACAATTTATTACAGATATTTTAAGTAGAATAAACTATTTAAGCACCTTAACATTAGATAATGTTGTAGTAACTCCACTGGAAACTTTTAATAAAAATGCAAAATAATCCTACTATAGTTTGGGAAAAATGGGTTGATCCATACGGAAATAATCCAGAAGATATAGAGTGGCCAGGATATGATTCTGATCATATTATTGATGATCATGATGAAGAATCTGAACACAAGCCTAAAGTTAGCAAAATTAATGCTATAGTCACTTCGATGGGTATTATTCCATTTAATGAACATACAGATTGTAGTAAAATTTTTAATTTTTGGGTAGGACACACCAATTTTAGTATTACTCAATATATTGCTCATATTTTGCAGTCTATAGAGGGGGTTGAGACTTTGGATATATTTACTAGATATAGATTTAGAATAGCATTTGGTAAGGCGTTTGATGATAGACAAGTGATGGATACTATAAATAGTAAAATCAAAACATTATTTATCACAAATGCCAATGAATCCGAATTTTGAACAAAAATTATCCAATATCCATCATTATGGTATTGATCCAGAAAATAGAGAAATATTTCTCCATTCACACATGATGGATTGCGAGGATGAAAATGGCGTAGATTATAGATGTGCTGTGACTTTTGAAAAAAATTTACGCTACCTTAATACCATATCATTTGATCCTATTATTATACATATGCATATGCCGGGCGGCGATTGGTCGGATTGTTTGGGTATATATGACGCTATGCAACACTCACAATCTCCCATTGCCTGCGTAGCATATGCTAAAGCAGAATCTGCTAGTGGTGTTATTTTCCAAGCGGCCGATCTGAGAATATTAATGCCTAATGCATATATGCTTATTCATTATGGGTCTTTATCACTAGATGGTGAACACAAAGCGGCCCTTAGTAATCTAAAATGGAACGAACAAGAAGCATCAAAAATGATAGAAATTTTTACAGAGAAATGCTGCTTGTCTCCAATGGCTAAAGAAAAAATGTGGAAAAAATCAATGATAAAAAAACATATAACCTCCCAACTGTCTAATAAATCAGATTGGATACTTACAGCTAACGAATCGGTGTATTATGGTTTTGCTGATGGTATATTTGGCACATCACCATATCAATCCATAGAACACATCAAGAAAAAATTAGCGAAAAAATAATGTTTATAGAATACTATATTACTAATATAGACGAAAAAGAAATTGAACTAAAAAATAATATAGAACAAATTATACAATACCCCATATCAGGCATAGTAGCGTCTCATCCACAAAGCAAATTTATAAAAAAAAATTTTCCTAATATTCGTACCGGTTGCTTTGTAGATTATCCCATAGCTAATAATGATATTGATCGTAGACCAGATTTAATCAAAGACGCAATCAGTATTGAATGTAATTATATTAATATTACCATACCATTCTATTATATTATTAATAGAAAATATAATAAATTTAGAGAAGATATAAAAAAAAATTTAGATATCTGTAACTCCCATTCTATAGAATTAAGATATATTCTAGAATATCGTAAATTTGATCACCAGCTATTATTAAAGGTTTGTGAAATTCTATTAGAAAATCAGATCAATACCATATATCCTTCAACGGGACTGTTTTTAGATAATATCGAAGACAATACTATAGCATGTGCCTATCTCAATAATAAAACAGGCATTAATACTATTGTAAATGGTAATATTTGGAAAAAAGACCAAATCACACAAATACATAAAATTCAACCATATGGATTTAGTACAAATCAAATAGAGACTGTAAAGCTTGCTTTAATACCATAATAATAATAGCCAATAAATATACAAACTTATGTTATTTGGTGTATAGAACTTTGAATCTCATATTAATGCAAATTTTCATGGAGAAAACAAATGCCTATTACACAAATTGTAGCAGTAAAAGCTGATGGTAGTGAGTATAATACAGTACCACCCAATGCCACGGGTAGTGGTGCTGGCGGTAATGGCGGTTCTGTTGCTAAAGCCTCAGACTCGTCTTTGCTTGATGGCGTAAGTGTGGCACGATATGATGCTGGTGTTTTTGGTTCGACCGTTTTAGATAATAATCATATTGATAAGGCTTTATCTGGCGGCACTTTAGCTTATAATAATCCTGGCCCAATAGCCAAAAAGATTACTTCAGATCTTAATGGATCAGCAAATGATGTGCTTCGTAGTGGCGCTGCTCAACCAACATTAGTTCAGAGTATCCATAAGATTCAAGTAGAAGGTATGGGGTATGCTGAAGGTGTTAGAACCACAAAGACTACTTCTGCTATTAGAGGTGGCTACTGGAATATTTACAATGGTCAATTTGCTGGTGGCTATCCTCAGTCATCTGTTGATGTATTGAGTTTAGCTCCTTCATATCAAGATAGTGCTGCTAATCCTACACGAGCCATACCGGGTAGAATTACATATAAAACATCAGCACCAGTATCAGTAAATACTAATTACAAAAAGAAAACTGGCTGATAATTTATATAAGCCTCATACTGATTTAGTGTATATAAGCTAGTAGAGTATTCTGCTAGCTTATATTCTTTAATGAGGTCTCTATGAGTGAAACTATTATACATTTCTGGGAAAATATTGCTACTACTAGCATAGGAATTATTGTGACCATGTTAGGATTTTGGGTGGCTATTGGCCGTAAAATGGTCACTAAAAGTGAAGTGCTTGAAATAGTTAAAAATGAAAGCCCCTATCTGATTGATAGGCAGTTTATCATGGAAAGATTAGCCATGAATAAAGAAACTCAGGCCGCATTTGCTAATGCTTTACAACGCAATACTGAAGTTATGAATGATCTTAAGGTTCAATTAGCAACACTAGGTAAAACTCTAGAAGCTTTAGAAGATAGAATAGAAAGAGCATAGACTTATGAAAGCATCATTATATGATTTTGCAATTGATCAGGGCAGTTCTTTTAGATTATCATTTATTTATAAAGATGCCCAAGGTAATCCTATTGACTTAACTGGGTGGTGCGCACGACTAATTTGGAAAACAAACAAAGGAGATGTTCAAACATTTATTACCACAAATGTAGATTATACAATATATAAATTTACTATTGATCCCTTGTTGGGTAAAGTAACTTTACTTTTGCCGCCATCAACAACTAATAACTTAGCGTTTAATACCGCTAAATATGATTTAGAACTTCAAAGCGATGATGAGATTTATACAGGGGCTGGTAAAAATATAATTAGATTACTATATGGTAATATTACTCTTAATCCAAGATTTAGTAAAACTGATACCTTATTAAACTGTGATTAAAATATGAGCATTGAAATACAGGAAACAGTTTACAATCTTGAAATAGAAACCACTATTGGTTTAATTGATACAGATAATTCTTCTATAGCTCATGCCGCATTAATTGCTATAGAAAATATAGATAGTATTACTAATATTGATCTAGCAGATAAAACATATGAAACTATAACAGATACTGTTTCTGTTGTAGAATTAAGCTCCTCTAGCGCTCAACAATTATCAATTAATAGTGATTTTTTATCACCAATTCCAGCTGATTATATTATTGGTCTTAACGAATATTTAAGTAATTTTATAGATAATTATGAAATAGATTGCGGTCTGCCATCTCACACAAGACTACAATTACGCAGGGACGTGTCTAATAATTGGACTATTAATAATCCTATACTGTATAGTGGTGAAATTGGCTATGAAACAAATACTGGGCGTTTTAAGATTGGCGATGGAACTACCTCTTGGATAAATTTAGACTATAATGCAATAATCCCAGCTGGTTTTTTGGCTGGGAGCGGATTGAATGTAAGTATAGCAAATGATGGGTCAACAGTTACATATAGTTTGAGTGATCCCACAATTCAATTAAATGATATTACTGATTTAACGTCTCAAGCAAAATCATTTCTAGAGACCCCAAGTAGTTTTAATTTATCATCATTAGTAACTGATGAAATTGGTAGTGGCTCTCTGGTATTTGCTAGTGGAGCAACGTTATATAATGTTACATTATCTGGTTCTATCAATATTGGATCAGAAAGCTTAAACGAAATTATTGAAGATACTATTGGTAATAAAATTAAAGCAGGATCTAATATTGATATTAATTATAATGATACTAATGGTGAGACTACAGTCAGTACCACTGGAGTTAGCTTAATAGGACATCTACACACAGTATCAGATATTATTAATTTTAATAGTGGAGTTAATGATTTATTGCCAGTAAAAGATATTCTAGGTAGTGGCTATGTTAATGTAAATGCTACTTCTGGCAACTACACTATTAGTGTTAGTGGATTACAGCCAAGTGGAAATTATAGCATTGTCGGCCATACCCATACTGCATCCAATATTACAGACTTTAATAGCAGCGTTAGCGGCTTAATACCACCATCAAATTTTACATCTTTGGTTGGTATTAGCGGAATTACAGTAAGTAATAGTGGTACAAATTATATTGTAAGATTAACAGACCCTACTATTCAATTAAATGATATTACAGATTTATCTACTAACGCCATCTCTTTTTTATTAACGCCAAATAGTCTTAATTTATCCAACTTAATTACTGATGAAACTGGGAGTGGATTATTAGTATTTAACAATAGTCCAATATTTACTGGTAATCCAAGAGTACCAACTGCGACAGCCGGCACCAATACTGCACAAATTGCTAGCACAGCATTCGTGAGAACAGAAATCAGTAATCTAGTAGATTATGCTCCAGGCTTTTTAGACACATTAAATGAACTAGCTAATGCTTTAGGAGATGATCCAAATTTTGCTACAACAATTACTACCATGATTAGTAATAAAGTAAGCAAAGATGGAGACACAATGACAGGCACACTATATGCTCCAAGTGGAGTATTTAGTAGTGGCTTAACCCTAAATGGCAATACTGTTAGCGTTGTTGGTCATACTCATACATCCAGCAATATTATAGATTTCAACAGTAGTGTTAGTGGACTATTACCTATCATAAGTAATAGTGGTAATAATAGATTATTAACTAGCACTGGTACTAGTACTGGTATTAATGCTGAGAATAATTTAACATTTGATGGTACTACTCTTAGTATTAGTGGATCTCTAATTGTTGATGATCTTCAGCTAAATTCTAATATAATTAGTGCTAATAAAGTTATTATAGATGGTGGTCCAGATGGGGTGGTGATATCAGGAACAGTAGTTCCGTCGCTAACATTTATTGGATCAACGCCTAGTATGGGGTCAGTTATATTCTTAGATGGTTATACTAATAATAATATATCTTTAAGTCGTTTTAATAATACTAGCGTTATAGATATTTCAACAGAGCATGGCGCACCATACTCTACTGGTATTATCAATTTTTATGCTGATGAATTAACATTTAATGGTATACCTATTAGTATCAGTGGACATACTCACATAGCATCTCAAATTATTGATTTCAATAGTAGTGTGAGTGGCTTAATTCCTGTGAAGAATATACTAGCTGGTAGTGGAATAGTAGTATCATCAATTAGTGGCATTTATACTATTGATGCTAATATTAGTGGAGTTATTTTAGAAACTATTCAGGATAATTTAGGCAATGAATTTTTAGTTGAGGGAACAGGAGTTCAACTAACTTATAATGATAGTGCTAATACTCTTACTTTAAATAATCTTCATACTGAAATTAATGAACTTAGTCTTGAGCCTCAAGGTTTTGTTAATCGTCTTGATAGTATTATAAGTTTCAATGATAGTACCAGAACTTTTACTATTGCTCCTAGTGGTTCTAGTTATGAAATTTATATTGAGGGCGTAAAAGTTACTAAAACAACCAGTGAAAGCATTGTTATTGGTAGCGGCACAGCGCTAAACTATATTCATTTTAATACTGATACTGGATTATTAGATACTAAAACCACAGGATTTAATTTTGATACTGATGTACCCATTGCTTTTATTCATTGGAATAGTGATATTAATCAAAGCACATTTTTTGGAGAAGAGAGACACGGCATCAGAATGGACAGCATGACCCACAAGTGGATTCATAACACTTTTGGTATGCAATATATTAATGGATTAAGTATTGGTGGATATACTCTATCAGGAAACGGAAGTTTGGACAGCCATGCTCAAATTGATATTAGTGATGGTACTCTTTATCAAGAAGATATTATTATTAATATTGCTGATGGAAACAATGGGGTTGAATTTACTCAACAGTTGAGTCCAATAGCTTATATTCCAGTTTATTATCATAGTGGCTCTACTGGACAATGGGTAAGAGATGTTTCAACTCCGTATCCATTAAAATATAATGCTACACGAGCGCTTTATAATTTATATTCTGGTGGAACATGGACTACACCTAATGTGCCTAATAATCGTTATTTTGCTATGTGGATTGTGGCCACTAATGATATTAATGATCCAGTATTAGCCATTATGGGACAACGAGAAGATAGTAGTTTAGGCGGTGCTGAAAATAATAATAATTGGGGTGAGATTAATTTAACAAATATTCCTACCAATGAATTAAGACCATTATATCGATTAATTTTTGTTACTAATGATGCTTTTGCTAATACCTCTAAAAGCAGTTTACAAAGCATACTAGATTTGCGCAAAAGTATTATCACAAGCACATATGGCGTTACCCAAAATGATCATGGTAGTTTATTCGGTTTGGGCGACGACGATCATTCACAATACGTTCATATTAATGAAGCTCGCACTATTAGTGCTAATCATACTTTTACTAATGGATTAACTATTAATAATGGATTATTAAGTGCTACTAGTGGTAATTTTACTGCGATACAAGTAAATGGAACAGGAGTGAGCGTTAGTGGTCACTCTCATACAGCTTCTAATATTACGGATTTTAGTAGTTCTGTTAGCGGTTTGCTACCATTAACAAATATAGTTGGTGGAACTAATATTAGTGTAATTCCTAGTGGAACAGTATACACTATTAGTGTGAGCGGTAGCTTAGGATTAACCACAGAAGAAGTAGACGATAGAGTAGCATCACTATTAGTAGCAGGAAGTGGAATTAATTTAAATTATGATGATAGTGGTAATATTCTTACTATTTCTAGCAGCGGCTCAACAATATTAAATCCTAGCGACAATAGAATATTAACTAGCAACGGCACTACTAATGGCATCAATGGTGAAAGTAATCTTACATTTGACGGATCGGTCCTTAATGTAGATGGTAATATAGTATTTGACAGTTTCACAGAGAGTGTGGTATCAATAGGATCAAGTGGACCAACAAAAACATTATCTATTGAGGGTGGAACCGTTCAAACTTGTACGCTCACATCTAATTGTGTTTTTACTATGCCAAGTGCTGTGGCTGGTAAAAGTTTCAGTATGTTTTTAAATACTGGTAGCGGAAATTATACCGCTAGTTTTAGCGGAGTATTATGGAGTGATAGCGCGCCGCCAACAGTTACTACAACATCAAACAAGGTGGATATATTGAGTTTTATTAGTGATGGAACTTATTGGTATGGAAGTTATTCTCAAAATTATGGATAATAGTTATGTTTAGTGCTAAAATAAATTTATACAAACCATTTAGTCGATTAGTTAAGAAAAATCAACTATTAACACTAGATGTAGTATATCAAGGTAAGCCGTTCGTTAATGTTGTTAGCAGCAATCAGAATAATTATAATTTAGATACGGCATATAGAGGCCAACCATTTGTAGGCACACCAAATCACTATATTAAGCGTTCGCTTATTGGAACTAATCATCCTGATGTTGAAAATTGGCTCAATACTATCTCCCTAAATAATGGAAGTGCTAGTAGTACCACAATATCAGCACTCAATACTTTTTGTAATAGTATAGATGTCGCTGGATTACGACAAAAATTTTATCGACTTAATTTATTTTGTGGAAATAATTTGAATGCCTGTTTGGTACCATTATATGTGAATTTATGGTGGAATCAACCAGTACTAGGATCTTCTATAGATCAAAATTTCAATTTTACTACTAGCGATTATAATGAAACCGGAATGAATGGAGGTTTACTAGGTAATGGAAGTAATAAGTATTTAGATACTAGATTGTATTCAAATTTATTGCCTGATCTTAGTAGTGGAGGACATTTGTCGGTATATGCTGCTGGAAGTTTTTCCTCTCAGATAGCCATAGGAATTTATAATTATACAACCCCGCCCTTTACAATTACTCATGAATCAGAACTACAAATTGGATCTACTACAACAAATGCATATATTAATTTTGGTGGTGGAGCAGAATCTCCTTCATATACATCTCCGGTATTTATAGTTGGAAATCGTAGTTCTAATACTAGTATCATTTGTTATGCTAATGGAGTAGGCGGAACCAGTTTTACTGGTTTGGCAAATAGCAGCAATCCAGCATTATCTTTTTTTGTTTTTGCTAGAAATCTCATAGGTGTACCAACAGCACACTTTGGTCAAAGATTAAGATCTTATTCTATTGGAGCTGGATTTACACCACAAGAAATTACCAACTACAATAGTATTATGCAAACTTTCCAAACATCATTAAACAGGAACGTATAATATGGCCACATTATTTGTAGATTTTGAAAATGGAAATGATAATTATGCTGGAACCAGCTTTAATCCACTAGCGTCTGGAACAGACGGCCGAATCACCATATCCACAGCCCAAACTTTTAGTTCAGCTACCGCTAATTTTCCTAATGATGGCTCAATAACTCAGACTAAAAATTTATTTGGCTCGGCAGAAAGTATTGATAATGGTAATGCTTTTAGTGCGCTAGATATTAGTAGAACACGGGTCATCAACGAAACATCTCCAATATCTGGATCTAACGTATATACAATAGTTGAACTAGCTAATAATGCTACTCATAGATTAGCTCCACAAACAATAAGCTATTCATTAAATACTTCTCTACCATATACAGTATCACTTTATGCTAAAAGTTTTGGTCGATATATAGTAACTATGCGTTTTGGTAGTTTAACTAGCAAGGGTGCCAGATTTAATTTAAATAATGGTACTGTAGAAGCTGTCGGATTTAATGCTACAGCATCAATATCTAGTGCTGGTAATGGGTGGTACAGAATATCGTTAACAGCAACGCCAGCGGCCAGTAATGATTCGATTGAGTTAGGTTTAACCGACAATAATTATAGTGATACTGGTATGGAAACTTATGTTGGTAATGGCGTAGATGGCATTTATATATCCGCCCCTCAATTAGAACAAAACTCATCAGCTACAACTTATGAAAAACCAACCGAACAATATTTAAGTATTTGGAATGGAAGTTTATATGCTGTATTTAAACTAGTATATTTATTAAATTCAACAACATTTATAATTACTGCTTTGTCTAGTGGTACAGCGGCGACAAGTCAAGCTGTTGATCGTCAATATTATATTGGAGGACGATGGAAAAATATTAATCTTAGTAACAGTGCTGTTGGGGCTAATGCCGCAAGATTAGTTCCTGGTGATACTATAAGAATTATGGGTAGTCCAGCCCCAACTTTAGTTGGTAGTGGATTATGGACTAGTGACAGAGGCGGAATTTCTAGTAATGTTAGTAGTACGACTAATACTTCTCCAATTACTGTTAATACATCTAGTTCAATGGCAACGCTTGGTGTAAGTACCGGCGATACTATTACTATTGCTGGTCACACAACCAATACTAATGCGAACGGAACATGGGTTGTTACAGTCGCAGATCCAGCCCTTGGTCGTTGTACGCTTAATGGATCCACAGGAAACGGAGTTGGTGGAGCGTCGGGGTTTTTCAAAAAAAGAACAAATTGTGTTGTAACATTAGATAGCGCAGTAACGGCTAATATTGCTAGTTATGGAAATCGAGGAGAAGGTCGCACAGGATGGACAGGAGTAACAAATGTGACAGTTACGCTAGATGCTACTGATACTAAAGAGGGAGATGTCAGCGATAGCGTAGCTATAGGCGCAGCATTTACAACGGGCAAAGCAGCATATAAAAGTACAGGCGCATTAAATCTGAGTGGTTATCAACAACTTAGTTTTCATATTAAACAAACGGCTGGAACAGTTGCTGTTGTTGGGGATATTAGTATCAGATTATGTTCTGATACTTTAGGAGATACTCCGGTTCATACATTCAATATACCGGCGCTAGGAGTATTAAATCAATGGGCTTGTTTTACTATAGATCTTGGCTCTAATATGAATAGCAGCATTCAAAGTGTTGCCTTATACGTCGATACTGATAGAGGCGCTCAAACATTCTTATTAAGTAATATTATTGCTTGTAAAGCATCATCATCACCGGATAGTTTAAATTTATGCTCGCTGATTAGTAAAAATACAACTAATGAGCCTTGGTTTCCTATTATGAGTATTAATGGAACAAGAGTAGTACTAGGTGCCTATCCAAATATTACCCCACTAGCTAATCCTAGCAATAATGATACTTATAGAGGATATTATGGATTTTCTGGAACTGGTAATTCTACTGTTTATAAGAGAGAAACTATTAAAACACCAATTGGTACTTCTGTAAATATCCCACAAGCACTTAGACCACCAGAAGCTGGGTCAGTTAATTTGCCATATAATTTTGAGGGCGGCTGGGATCGAACAAATATGAGTGTTCAAAATTTAGAAACTTATATTGATGGTATTAATGGTTATGGGCTAGGATGTATATCTCAAAATATGGTTTATGTTAATATTAACAAAATTGGTGTTGTAAGATATTATACAGGCGGTAGTTTTAATGCTAATCATCTTTCTACTCTAAGTTTAGAATATGCTATAGGATGTACCAACATTGGTTGGGACTTCAGCATTGCTCAACAAAATATTATTAATAAAATAGCGGCTGTGGGTAATAATTATGGTATTAACATGGCTAATGCCGGAACGAATGTATTGTCTAATATAATACTTGTATCTAACATACAGGCTGGTATGTATACAAACAATACTACTGCTAATAATAAATATAACAATTTTACTGTACTGAATACTAGTAGGAATGGATTAGATATTAGAGATACCACTGATTCTATATTTAATAGTGGTGTTATTGAGGCATCTAGCACATATGGAATTAATGCATTATCATCTAACAATAATATATTTAATAATTTATCAACAAATAATAATACTATTTATGGTGCATTTTTAGGTGGTGGTCAATTATTATTAAATAATTCTACTATAAATGAAACTGTTGAATTTTTTGTGGGTAATACTAGTCTTAATGGTAGAATACTTAGTTCTAATCATGATAATACAGCAAATAATTATATTATTACAACAGACTACGGCTTAATAAGGCCACAAACTAGCATACGGTATACTAATAGTGGTTGGGCATGGGCATTAAGTCCGACTAATGCTACATATAGAAACTCTTTTTTCCCACTGGATTTATCTGTGACTAAAATAGCAGTATCTGCTAATAGTCTTGTTACAGTAAAGGCTTGGATGAGACGAAGTAATGTCTTATTAACTACGGGATTAAGAATTAAAGGTGGTCAAATAGATGGTGTACCAAATGATATTACTAGTTATATGACTGCTGCTGCTGATACATGGCAGCAAGTAACTTTAACTTTTACTCCATCAGAAGTTGGCGTGGTGGAAATACTAGCAGAATGTTATGGTGGAACCACCCATACGGCATATGTTGATGATATTAGTGTAACTCAAGTTTAAAGAGGATTATTATGAATTATATTATTAGTGAGGTATATTTAGATCCTGCAAACAAATATAGGGTGCGAGTAATTATAGACGAAAATAGTGCAGAATTTTTCAAATTTGACCATTACCCTACCAAAGAACAAGTTAATGAGGCGGTTCAAAACTATCTAGATAATAAATCTTTACCAGACAACGAATAATATGTTTTGGTGTAATACTAGTTATATCCACTAACAAGAAGGAATTATTATGGCTAATGATATTAGTAAAGCTATTGTGGCCAATCCTATTAAAAACGGCACCAGCATTGTGGGGTGCAAAGTAACAGGATTTGATAGTCACGATCTATTAAATACTTATGTTAGTAATAAGCCAACTATTACTGATATACAAGATAAATATGATAACAGATTCTCTAATGGATTATTAGTACAACTAGTTGGAACCTCTGGCATTATAGGAGTTTAAATATGGGTGGAATAGTTAGACTCAATCAACTTCCAGAAGGTAGCGGTAATCTTACCAATGATGATATTTTTGTATTTATGGATGATCCATCTGGTAATGCTGTTACTAAAAAAATTAGTTTGAGCGATTTGAACGCGGCTATGGGTGGCGCTGGCGAATCTGTAATGGTTGCCGGCTCAGGCACCGGCAGCATCGTCGGCCTGCCGACAGCGAACACGAATGTCGCCAGCGGCGACTACGGCGTAGTCGCTGGCGGCTACGGCAACACCGCCGGCGGAAACTACAGTTTTGTGGGCGGCGGCGGCTGGGATTCGCCAACCGGCGGAAACACGGCGAGCGGCACTTACAGCGTTGTAGTGGGCGGTTGGGAAAACGTGGCAGAAGGCGACGCGGCGTTTGTCGGCTCTGGCGGAGAAAATACTGCCAGCGGACTCTACAGCGTGATCGGCGGCGGTCAGTCCAACGCCGCCAGCAACGATTACTGTGTTGTTGCTGGTGGTCAGAGCAACCTTGCCAGCGACACATCTAGCGTGGTCGGCGGCGGCAAGAACAACATCTCTAGCGCCAACTGCAGTGTGGTCGGCGGCGGAGATGGCAATGCCGCTACCGGCGCTCGAAGCACAGTAGCAGGCGGCGGCGCGAACACCGCCAGCGGCGACTATAGCGTGGTCGGCGGCGGCGAGAACAACACCGCGTCCGGCAATTACTCCAGCGCCGTGTTCAGCGGAAAAAACAACACCGCCAGCGGGTATCGGTGCTTCGTAGGCGGCGGAAAGGACAACACGGCGAGCGGCTACGGCTACGACGTTATCTGCGGTGGATACTACAACGTCGCAACAGACGGAATCATCGTCGGCGGTGGGCATAATACTGCCAGCGGTTTTTACAGTTTCATCGGGGGCGGACACTACAACACCGTCACGGGTGATCGTTCGGTCATTTGCGGCGGCGGAAAGGCACTTGGCGGCTTCCCGCCACTGCCAACCGAAGGCAATACCGTAAGCGGCAACTATTCATTCGTCGGCTGTGGAACCCTGCACTCCGTCGGCTCTGAACACAGCGTCGTCGTCGGCGGAAGGCAAAATTCGGTGTCAGGAAGTGGATACGCCTTCATCGGCGGCGGGAAGCAGAACAACGCCCAAGACAAGTTCTCCACCATCAGCGGCGGATACTCAAACAACGTCCAATACGACGGGTACGGGACTTATGTAACGGCCTCGACTGTTTGCGGCGGCCGATACAACACCATTTGGGGTAGCGGATACGATTGCTTCATCGGTGGCGGAGTTAGCAACACTGCTGGCGATATCTCCAGCACGGTTGCGGGCGGCAGCAACAACTCCGCAACGAATCCTTATACAACGGTAGGCGGCGGAGTAGGCAATGCCTGCTCTGGGATGGGTTCGGTCATCAGCGGAGGGCAGAACAACACAACGAGTGCGTACTTTTGCTCCATCACTGGAGGCCGTTCGGCTGTTGCTGACCGAATTGGGATGCAAGCATACGCGGTCGGAGCGTTTGCGGCTAATGGAGATGCGCAGCGGGTGAATTTCGTCCTGCGGGCCGTCACCACCGACGCTACGGCCACGCCTCTCACGATAGATTGGAATGGGTCCGGCGGTGTATATCTGACTATCCCAACCGGCAAAGCCCTGTTCGCAACCGTCAACGTGGCTGGCATCATCAATGGCGGCAGCAAAGCGGCGCACTACTGCCGAAAAGTCGCGATCAAGAACATCGGCGGAACGACGAGCCTCATCGGCACGGTCAGTACGGTCGGGACTGACGTTGAGGACGACGCCGCGTATGCCGTTGCCATCACGGCCGACGACGCCAGCGACGCATTGCTAATCAACGTGACGGGCAAGGCCAGCGAAACGATCCGCTGGGTCGCGCACGTTGATGGCGTGGAGATTGCATATGGCTAAGATTCTAACTACTATATTATAGAATCTTACCATAATGGAGACAACGAATGAAAAAGTTCTTTTTTATTAGCGGTTTACCACGATCAGGCAGCACACTACTTTGTAATATATTAGCACAAAATCCTGATCTTTTTATTAGTAAAAGCACTAGCGGTTGTCATGATGTATTATTTGGTATACGAAATCAGTGGGATAAATTAATAGAACATCAAGCAGAAGGATTAAATTATAATCAATTAAAAAGTGTGCTAGGTGCAGTATTAAATAATTATCACTATACTAATAAATCTTTAATAGTTGACAAAGGGCGAGGTTGGCTAAGTTTGATAGAAATGGCCGAATTTATTCTTGGATATACTCCTAAAATTATAGTTCCAGTACGAAATCTTAGTGAAATATTAAGTAGTTTTGAAAAATTATGGAGAAAAAGTACAGGATCTACTCAATGGAATTTTGAATCTGGTGATTATTTTAAAGCTCAAACAACAGATGGTCGATGTGAAATATGGTGCAATCAGTCTCAACCAGTTGGATTAGCATATAATAGAGTTAAAGACGCTATTAGTAGAGGATATAAAGAGAAATTATTATTTTTAGAGTTTGATAATCTAACATCATATCCAGAACAAACTATAAAAACGGTGTATGACTATTTAGAATTACCATATTATACCCATAATTTTAATAATGTAGAACAATATACTCAAGAAGATGATATTGGTGTTCATAAAATACCAGATTTGCATACTATAAGACCAGTAGTATTACCAGTTAATCATGATAGTGATAAAATATTGGGCAAAATTTTAACACAAAAATACTCTAATCTAGAAATATGGAGAAACTAAAATGAGCATATTAGATAATAACAATGTTCCAAATCAACCACCACATCTCGCCAAACATGCTGCTAATAGACTAATAAACATAACTCGTCAAACATATCAGCAAATGGTCACAAGTTTTAATCAAGGGTCCCAAATGTTTTGGAAAAATCCTATGGGGGTGTCACCAGAAGCTATTGCATCTGAACTAGGAAATAATGCTAAAGAAATATTTGAATTACACGCTAAACTTGGAGCATTAATAGCTAGTGTGAAACCAGAAGCAATCAGTGAAGGTTCTTCATTAGTAGGTAATTTTACAATAAATGATGACGGCACAGTTACTATTAATAACTAATATCATAAATTAATGATTAAGCCAGGATATCGCACAAGTGAGTTTTGGTTTACACTAGTAAGCTTCTTATTTAGTGGAGCTTATCTAGTAGGTCTATTAGATAGTGTAAATCAAAAAGATGATCTTATAGCAGAAACTAGCAAAGGACTAGAAGCGTTGATCCTAATCATGGGTCAATTGGCTGTGCTATTTCGATATATCAAAGGAAGAAATGATATTAAACAAATTTGGTGGACTAATCAAAAAATAGTAGAGGAGAAAAAAGATGTCGAGCCAACAACTAATAAGAGACGAAGTAGAAAAACTAATAAACAGCGCCCAAGAAAGAGCAAATAGTGTTAAAAGATTTGCTTTAGACGAAGCGTGGAAACTATTACAACTAGCCACAGCTAGCGTTGTACAAATTATAGAAGCTATTGGAAATGACCTTAGTAATCCGTCTAAAAAAGCTTTGGCAGTAGAATTATTGAATAAATACTATGATAAGGTTTTCGTAGTGGTGGATATTCCTTTTGTTC